ACCGTTTGTCTGCTCCCCAATATACCATATCAAACCCCATGGAGCAGCGTGGTGTTCCGCTAGAGGAAAACCCTGTCGGTGGCTCTTTTTCATTTCGTAAATTAAGTGGAATAATGGCTTGTGCGTTCAGTTCATCGGCAGCTTCATAATTCTTTAGCTGGTCATAGCCAGCATCCATCATGATAAATTCGATGTCGATATCTGAAACTTCAGCCGCTTTATTCATCAATGCGGGTCCCATGTCGCCGTCATTTACATGAGCAGGTGTGACTTCTACAGCAATGGGAAGCTCACTTTCCGTATCCACAGCAAGATGAATTTTGTAGCCAAACCAGGTGATTTTGTTGCCATATGTATCGAACTTGGCACCCCACGTGGCTCGAGATGACAGAATGAATGTCTTTCAAGCCGTCCGTTCTCGGAAACATATCCACGACATTTTTGGTACTATCGGTAGGCGGGAACATATCAACATCATTTACTACTTTCCCGGTGGAAGCCATCCTTTTTCGTAATTTATGGAATTTAGAAAGTTCTTTCCATTTCCTATAACCATATACGGCACACCATCACGGATTACAAAGGCTTGATTTTTCTCTTCATCCGTTAGCTTCATATCAATGGCCTCTTCAATTCGTTTGTCGCAACAATGTAAATTTGCTATAGAGAACTTTCCCGCAGCTTCATATTCCGTAAGAATAGCTTCTGCATCAAGTACTACCAGCAAATAGTCACAATTGCACAAAATCTTTATTGTATTTATATGGCGCTCTTGCCCAACGCTATCCTTCGCCACAATGTGATCATTACAGCCGATTGTAATCTGATAACACCCAGTGGAGAAATCCTTAAAAAGGCTCACCGCCAGCCTATAACGCATTTGCTTAGCTTCTTTATCCAAATACTGTCCTTTTTGCGACATTACGGTTATGCTTTAAGAATTCCAAATTAGATATCCTACAATCCATATGGTCATTATTCATATGGTCAACAACATATCCTTTTTCTGTCAAATCTCTAAGAACATCATCACCATACCACTTAGCCATCATATATCGGTGAAGGCCTCCACCAAGTGTGGCATTAGTTGGATACCCATTTGATAGTGTCCATGTATGAGTGGATAGCTCCTCATAATAATCCTCACGATACGTTGCGAAAGCCATCTGTTCCCAGCCCTCACGCATTATTGAAATTATGTCACCATGTATATTAAATTTATTCTTACTTTTTCGTGGCATAGCAACCTCCTTTAGTCATTACGTTCAGAGTCTTCGATTTCCAAAGAGTAGAATGCTTGCCAGTTATCTTTGAAGATCTGATGGAATTCTCTATGTGAAACAGGCTTTTTATTGTTTGGCGTTAATTGCACATAGGCTGCATAAGCTACCGCTTGAATACTCACGCGCTGATCATTCAATATGATATCTATTATTTCTTCGTCTCTCGGTGTAAGATACATTTTTCTTCCTCATGTCTCTTTACTTTTAAGTTCCTTAAGGACATATCAAGGCTTAATTAACCCCATGTCTTAGATTTAAGAAGTTCAGCGATTTCCAGAGTTTCAGGTAGCTGCTCTGTCTCAAGAATTTGTGTCAAATCAAATACTCGTGAACCCATAGGAGCTCTTGGTGTTATCTTCTTAAAGTCAGTTTCATAAAATTTTTCTACAAAAAAGTATCTGTTAGCATCTAACACATATCCATACTTCTTTCCGTCTTCCATAGCTCTGGCTATCTGCTGCTTTCTTTCATCGGTCAATTTTCCAAGTTCAGCTTTATACTCAATACCAGCTTCCGTAGTGACTGCTGTGATGATTGCAATGATTTTTCCTATGGCTCTTACACTTTTTCTTTTGTATAACCCTAGATAATCATGGGCGCTGAAGCCACGATCAATGTTATCATAGTAGAGGTTTTCATTAACATTAAAATCAAATGTTGTACTAGCAAGTTGAACCCTCATACGCTTCCACGAATCTGAAACAATAATTAACTTGTCGTTATAGCAGTAATTCAGGTAATCGTCCAGAACCTCTTGCATTTCATAATCTCTGTCATCAATAACATCTCGTATCGCATCAATAATCCCTTCGAAGGTAGTATTAACGTGCATTACTGGATATGTCTGTGTGGCGTTATATGCCTTCAAATGCTCTTCGAACTCTTTTTTCTTTTCTGATTTCATCAACTCAGGTGCTAAAGTTATCATAACTTTATATTTTTCATCACTGAAAGACTTCAAATGGCGGAGCAACTGATCTGTATAAAACCAGTCAGACATTTTCGTCTCAACAACAATTTTGAAGCTCTCCTGTGTGATAGTAGCATCCGGAATACTTTCGACACTTTTTTCCTGTAAATTAAAAACTATCTCTGGTTCAAAGGAGTCAGAAAAGAACTCTGATTTCAAAAAGCGAAAGAACTTATCTGAAGAATATGAATAAAGCCGAGACAATAGCAACATCGTATTTGCTGTAGCAACATTTTCTTTCTCATGGTATCTCTGGAAATAATGAATCTTCATAACTATTTGTCTCCTCTGTTTTTCTTTCCGTAGTTCTTCGGGAAGTAATCCTTCCCAAGCTGCCAAACATACTGGTCGATTTGCTTCAGGTTAAATTTATCCAAGCCATAGAAGGCACGGAAATCAATCAGTATGCCTTTGAAATTAACATAGTCTTTCAAATCTCCATCTTGGAAATCTGAGAAGCTATCACGATTTCTAAAATAGCGAAGCACCTCATCGACGTAGCTGTCATAAATCGGATAATCGAGTGGATTGTGATGGCTACAATACTTTGTGGCAAAGGAGTAAAAATTCTTCTCTATATCACCGATAGTTACATACTGGATATCTCCAACAAGGGTAACATCACCGGCCTTAAGCCTCGTATCAATATCCAGAGCGCATATATGCTTAGCCACCGGATAGATTGAGAAAATGTTCGTACTATAAAAATCATTAAGCGTTGATGCCTTCAAAAGAATATCGATAACGTCTGTATTCTTTGGGCATAGCTCAAAGAACAGTTTATTAAGTGCATCCTCCTGCAGGTGGTAGTTCTCAAGGCCGTCCCACTTTACAAGATAAAACTCAACCTGCTCGATTGACGGATAAGGAACATCAACATCCATTTTCTTCTTACGAGTATATGCACGATTAGCAGTTTTTCCCTGATTGAGCACAGATGGCTCGGCAGTTCCATCAGAAGCTAAGAATAAACGGAACCTTCTAAGATGAGACAAGTAACCATTAACAAGTGAACTAACATTACCGGTCGAGTTCTCAGAAAGAGCCTTTATTAACGCATTCTTTGCCTCATTCTCAAAATCAGTAGCGGTCACCGCATTCCAGAACAGCTCTTTGCTTCCTTTTCTCCAAAGGTAGAAGGTGTCCACATAAGCAGTATTGATTGTTGCTTTTGAAATGTTCTGGCTATGTAGGAAGTTCCTATATAAAGCCCGCAGTTCATCATACGGTAAAGCTTTCATTTTATTAATATCCAAGGTCAAACCTCCTTTACTTAATACTGTTTTAATCTTTCAAGCCACTTCAATATACAGCCACTCTTAAAGAAATCTAATAATGCACCATCGCTAAAGCGCTCGGCTCTAACAGCACCCATAATAAGCGCAAGTACACACTGTGCATTCAAATTTGAAACGTCAGCATTCTTCATAGATTCCGCACCCCATTCAAGGCCGTTAGCTTTGAGAATATCTCCATAACGAGTAAGCTCAATATCTTTATTACTTTCTTCAAAGGTGTAAACATCGTCAATGAAGTTATGTACCATTTCGGAATAACCCACAAAAGGCTTCTGTATCGGATGCCCTGGTGTTCCATTGTTTTCTTTATCAACAACCCATTCACCAATGCTATCCGCTTGGATCATAGGTATGTATTTTGTCAAAATATCGAATTTACTCATCCTTGCCCTCCTCAGTATCGTCAATGCCAAATAACATCTGGAACTTATCGAAGTTATACGGGTATGAGTTATCGCCATCAAACCTTACCGATTTATGGCCATTGTTATATTCAAATTCCAACTCCCACTGCGTACCATCACACACCATGTACCCAAAGCGCTTAGTTGAATATCGCCTGCGCCATTCACCGATGTGAAGATCCTTAAGTGCGGCTATGAAAGTATCTTTTGTAAATGGCTTCTTGTTAGCATCATCTAACAAGAAAAGTGGTTCTTTATCTTCCCATAATTTTGTATAGGCTTTCAATTCATCTGATAGTTCTATAACATAACTACGGTAGCCACCAAAGAAACCGTCAATGCTAAAGTTAATCTTGCAGATTGCACCCATATTTGCATCAAAGTCAGCGGTCTTTTCTTCTGACTTTGATAAGGTATAAGTTCCTCCAGCTTCAGCATAGGCTTGCTTGGCTCCTTCCAAGTATTCACGAGTCCAGTGAAGGCGCGTTTCTTTACTCGGATGCACAATAGGTACTATGCCATAGTCCGGGCTTTCCATTGTATTTTTAAGACGGCCTATTTCTTGCTTAAGCCCACGTATAACGGTCAGAATCTGTTCTTCAGTTTTTCCTTTGAGATACTCTTCATAGTATCCTTCCGGGCTAATCATCATATTAGGCCGCCTCCTTTACTCATTTCCTGTCTTTATTTTATTGCCATTGGGCAGAATGAAAGCCTGCTCAAACTTAACGTCCATCACATCTGCTATAGCCTTAAGTTCTTCTAATGTAATAGTCTCACGCTTCAGCTTCTTCCCGAAGTTCTGTGGGGACTGGCCTAACCGTCTAGCCAATTCGGAAACGCTGATATTCATTTGTTCACATAGCTGTCGTATCATGTCCGAAGTTTTCATTATAATTCCTCCAAACCTCACTAGTAATAACGTAAACCATTTGGTTTCAATCTACAATATTAACATATAAATGTTTACAAACAACAAAACCCGCAACTAAGACCTTTGTCCGCACTTATAACTTCCTATCCGCTATATTGCCATACGGTTCTGTGGATTGGGAGAAGCTATCCATATTTTTAAATCTTCTTGTAAACAAGCTACCGAGACCAAATAATGGAGACGATTTGTCAGAAGGCATTTTGGAAAGTGTCGATCTAGAAGGCTACCGCGTAGTTGCACAGGGAACTATGTCAATTTCTCTTGCGGATGAAAATGCAGAAATTGACCCAATACCAGTAAGCACAGATGTGGGCATCCCCGTACCGGAACTAGATACATTAACGCATATACTTGAAACTTTCCATGATATATGGGGGGACTGTGATTGGACAGATGAAGATAGAATAAGACGTCAAGTTGCCGACCAGACATCGTTAGCCGGGATGAAGCTTATCAAAACGCTATGAAATACTCTGATGCTCAAAATGCACGTGACGAAAGTGATCGTGCTACGATTGAAGCTATTATGAACACGATCTCAACCAACATGGAACTGTATGAAGCTTTTGAAAGCGATAAACGCAATAAAAATAATCAGTCCTTCAAAAAGTGGTTATTAGATATGGTCTTTAATACAACATACAAACCAGAAACACGTGAAAATCCTCCAAAGGTTAATCCATAAAGGAAAAACCTAGGAGGTGGTGTAAACGTGGCTACACGAGGAAAAAGTATAAATCTGTTTTTAATGGATGGTACACCAAATGGGAGAATAAAGTGTACCCTTGCTAATTGGACAGGTGTCGCTTACAAAATACCGCGCACAGAACTTGATAAATGTAAGGGACGCGACGATCTATCCCAAAGCGGTGTCTACTTCTTATTTGGCACTTCAGATCAAACAGATGACAATGTGGTATATGTTAGTCAAACTGGTGTACGGAAAAATGGTGAGGGTCTTCTCTGCCGCTTAATTGAACATAAACGAAACCCGGATAAGGATTATTGGACAGAGGCTATTGTATTTACTACATCCAATAATTCATTTGGCCCTACAGAGATAAGTTATCTTGAGAACCGTTTCTGTGGGCTTGCAGTGGATGCCAGTCGGTATATAGTTAAAAATGGCAATGACCCCACTCCAGGTAACATAACAGAAGAAAAAGAAAGCGAACTAGAAGAGTTCATAGATTACGCAAAAATTATAATGGGGGCTCTAGGACATAAGTTATTTGAACCATTAACAGATAAGCCTAAAGCAGCTGTTCCCATAGAATCTCCTGAAGATGAGTTACTTCTCTTTCTGAAGCGAAAAAGTCGCAAAAGCGGACTTGTTATTGAAGCAAGCTGTAAACAAACAAATGAGGGCTTTGTCGTCTTAAAAGGCAGCCATATAGAAACTATAGATTCCGAAAGTATTCCACCCGGAATTAAAGAACGTAGACAAAAAGCCAAAATAGATGAGAACGGAATACTGCAAGAAGACATCTTAGTTCGTAGCCCATCATATGCTGCTGCCTTTGTCATTGGAGGTCACGTAAACGGTCTAATAGAATGGAAAACAAAAGATGGAGTATCGTTGAAAGAGATAGAAAATAATGAGGATAATTGAGCTTAATTTTACATCTAATCTGTCAACTCAACCCTGATTAATTTTAGGTTAAAATTTCACCCAAAAATATACCCTCGATATGTTTCCATAGACACACATCGAGGGTTAAAGTCGAGTTGATAGATTTACTTTTATTTTTTTAAACCTAGCATTCACAAGACTTTCTAGGCTTTACTTTCTAGACATCAAACATACCGTCTCAACATGGCTTAAACCACCAAGCTTGATGTCTAAGCGTTTTTTATGGAATCTTACATCTACGGGAATATATCAACTTGCTAAGTACCTTATGAATCTAAAACTACAATCCCATACTGGAATCATTTATAGTCATGCCTATTCGTTTTCTTGTTTATTATATTCGTCAATGATTGAAATCGTTGTATTTGCCACTTTACTACCAAGTGAAGCATACAACTTCTTATCTCCAATGACATAAAATTCTTCTTTAGCCCTTGTAGAAGCAACATTCATCATATTAGGCTCGGTAACTGCCCATTTTGCAGCACCTTTACTATCGGTATCTGCACCGAGTACAAAATAAACAATCTTTGCCTCTTTACCTTGAAAAGTATGAACAGTACCTACATTTGTTGGTTTTCCTTTTTCTCGTTTTGTAAATCTAATATCGTCCAAAAATTTTGCAAGCTTGAACGCCACATTTCTAAATGGAGATATAACATAAATTTCATCCTTTAGTTCTGGATTTTCTTGCAAACGCTCATTTATTAAATTTTTAAGTAATTCGGCTTGCTCCTTCACAAATTTATCATTCGCTTTTCCTGTTGAGTCATACCATTCCGATTTTCCATATGACTCTTCTTCATTCTTTCCTTGTACCATCAATCCATCATATGATATTTTATTTGAAATTGTAAACATTGGATAGTTCGAACGCCTATGTACCCAAAGTGGAATGCCTATCCACTCATTCTCATTCTTTCGGAATCCATATTGACTCGTATCATCCACAATTGTTTGAGTTGATGCATTAGCTGAAACATACTTTTCATTAACATTAAAATTTCTCCCGATTAAATTCAAAATATTTGAATCTAACGTCAATACTGGTTTAATTTGTGAAGGATCTCCAACCACTGTTACTTTTTTGCTTCTAAAAATTGCACCTACACTTGCCTGTGGTAGCGCTTGACCAGCTTCATCTATGAATAAATGACTAATTGAATTTTCATTAAGATTTTTAAACATTCTACCAAAACTAGCAAAAGTTGTACTTACAACAGGGATAGTAAAGTTCAGCCATTGCCAAGATTCTAATATTAATTGATAACCATTATCTTTTGAATTGTAATCCAACTGTCGACTCCAAATATTTCTAGCGGCTCTTAAATGTTTTTTATTTTCAAATAAAAATTGCTTTCTGACTTTTAGTGCTGATATAAAAAGCTTAGATTGCAAGATACGAAAGTTTTTATTAAACCAAGGATTAGACTTTTGAAGCTCTTCATACGATTGTGAAAAATCTAGTTCTTTAATATCACTTTGAGATTTTGTTTTCTCCAATGACACTATATTTCGCTCTATATCTTGTAATACTTTTTGTTGTGCTGACAACCATCTATTAAAGGCATTATTAGCCTTTTTAATTTGTTCTTTATTAGCATCTATTTTGATAGCATTTCCTTTCATTGCATCATGTAAAGTATCTTTATTATTTAAGCATTCCCTTTTTTGTTCAGTAATACGATTCAAGGTGTCATTTGCATTGTTTAGCTTGTCGATATATTGATTAACTTTAGACCGATTAAAAATCTTTTGAAGCAATAATAAACCCGGTTTTTGTTCCTTAATAACATCAAAATTCCTTTCTGCCTGAGCTTGTTCATTATCTAATCTTTCCATTTTAACGGAAACATCCAACAAATCATTTTGTATTCTATTATTTTGCTCCTTCAACCTCTCTATTTCATTCGTTATTTCTGTTTCCAATGATAATAATTCTGTTCGTTTCTCACTTTCCTCTTGTTTAAAATCCCAGCTTTGCTTTTTATATTGATTTTTCAAATCTAAAAGTGGCCTAATTTCTTCACTATATTTTTGGATTCTATCTCTTTCAACTCTTAATTCATTATACAATTGTATAAATTCTTCATAAATATTTGAATTAGGTTGATAATCATTTTCAAGATATTGTTCAATAAACTCTATTGTTAAAAGTAGTTTGTTAACGTTACTGGACGCGCCACCTTCTAACGAAAAAACTCCCCAGTTTCCTTTTTCCATCAATTCACTTTTTAGCTCTCGTTTATTAGAATAATCAACATCTAATTTTGAATTTGATATATCCCTAAAGTAATCTGCTTCTGCTAATAAATCCTGAAATTCGATACCGATATCTTTTTGTTTTGGCAATTCCATTACAATATTTTGAACTGCTCCATTATTAGAACTTGCAACAACGATATTCTTGTCTGAAATTAAATGTGGTAAAACTCCTAGTTTGGCATTTTTCCAATAAACTAAACTACCCTGGATACTTTTATCTGATAGTTGACATATAGCTAATGCTTGTTGAACAACTAAATCAGCAAAAATATCCTTCAACAGAGTCGTCTTTCCTGTTCCAGGTGGACCATTCACGCCACAAATGTTGTTATCTTCTTTCAAAGCTAAGTTAACCGCGGTTTGTTGCATAAGCGAAAGTGCATATTCGGGATTACTCGGAAAACGTCCTAACGGATAATTTTTTGGCTGTAAAATTTCCTTGAAAATGTCCGGGTTAAAATTCGATGAATCTTTTTTACTATCAAAGTTAAATCTTTCACCTGAATAACCATTAAAATAACGACTCAAATTCTCTGTTTTTATGTTCTTTGCTTTTTGTAAATCATCAATAAAAAATGAATGTAAATTCGCATCATCATACTCTAAGTTTTTAACAAATCCATAACGGAAATTTTCGAAAGTAGCGTTATATTTTTGGAAAAGTTCTGAAATTGTTGTATTAAAACCTTCATCATCAAATCTTCTACTCAGGTCTTCACGAAATTTGTTTTCTATTTCCATAAATTCCTTTGGAAGTTCACCGTTAGCCCGAACATATCCACTCATCGTAAGGAAAAATTTTTCTGCAATAAAATTTAATTCTTTATCAAAATACAAACAAAATGTAAATTTATCAGAATTGCTTGTCTCTTCGTCAGTCGCCGGAATATTATATTTTTTCCTTAGAATATCAATTATTTCTTGGAAGTTAAAAATGTTAAAATACAACACTATTCCCGATTTCTCAAAATCCTTCTCTGAACTTTTTTGTAGTTGCTCATTTAGAAACTCTAAAAAAAAATTAAACCACTCATTTGGCTTTGTAGGCAATGTTTTTAACTTTTTATCCTTTTTATCTATAGAACCTTCGGACAATTGCTCTATCGTGATCCAAGCATTTAAAATATTTTCTTTTTTATTCATGAATTTTTTCTCTTCCCCCACTTACAGCACATTATTTTATATATCAATTGTATTAACTACCTTCTATATGTCTAGAAATTATCAGTCAATTCAAAGCAAAAGCAACGATAAAAGCTGTAATGTATCCCTTTGTCAAGACACAAAAATCATTTTTTTAAGATAAACCCTCCTTCCCGGATTAATCTTTTGTTGCCTGTTCAAGTGTGGAAAATCCCCCCGTTCACCACCCTTGACCTTGTTTGTGTCCGTGATAGTGCTTTTATGGCGGATGGCGGAAAAACAGCCTTTAGGGCTCCATCCACATCAAAGCGTATCACGGCCAATCACTTCTAATTTCCGCTGGCGGGACCCCGACCCCATAGCCATCAAGCTAACGAAGCATTGCATCTACTTAGTTAGCGTTTTTTTATTTCTTTGATGATTTACTGATATAATAAAAAGGCCATACATAAATAAGCCTACTAAGGTTATGAATTCTTAGAATGTTCGATCCCTTGCTATTATGTAACAGTGGCAACGGTTTGTTCATACGCTATGTCCAAAATGTCAAAAACAGTCTGCCTTTGCTTCCTGCGACTTTTCCTTCCGTTTGTCCTGATGCATTGAAAGGTTCTTATATTACAACTAATCAGATTGATTATACATCTATCCTATCTCCACAACCCTACTGATGTTATCTAATCTATCTACTCAACCCTACATCATTTTTCGGTTCTTTTTCCATCCATGGATATGTTCCCGCAAACACATTTTGGCACTTTAGGTTGAGTGGACAAGATAGATGCAATCCAACAAACCCAGTAAATTTAAGGATTACACCCTTGACATCAAGACAACACACTCCACATGGCTCGAGAGGACAGAATGAATGTCATTTGAGCGTATCCGTTCTCGGAAACATATCCACTACGTTTTTGGCACTATCGGTAGGCGGGAACATATCCACTATAATCTTATAAAAGAAAGATGCGTCTTAATTTTAAATTAAGATTATGCTAATAATTTCATTAATAAATTGGAATTTAATAACCAAGCATATCTATAATCACTAATAAAGAATATCAATCTCCGTAATCATCATTGCATGGTCTGGATACGCTGGTTTAATATCCCACACTTCACCAATCCTTATATTACTTTTTTGCGGATACTGCTCGTCATCTTCAATAAAATCCCACTTATATTCTGATGTTATTTGCAAATCATCACTTCCTAATACATGGTCAACATCCCCAAAGCCATTAATAAGCTTAGTATTCTTTTCTACGTATACAATACTTGAATTGTCAATTTCTTGTGTATTATACTTTAATTTTCCTATGTTGCATTTTGGAAACCAGTGACTCATACGATTTTTCTTTATATTAAAGTCTCCCGTACAAATAAAGGACTCTTTTAATTGCGACAAATATTTATTCAATGGTTTAGTTTGTGAAGATGCATTAATAGGTGATAACATTCTAACTCCAATAACAGAAAACTTCTTATTACAACTATTAGTGTAACTAATATGCAAAAAATTATAACATGAAGCCTCTTCGGTAGCTCTTATTAATTCTATTCCATTAGGTGCTATCTTCTTGCTTATTGCAATAAGTATTTGATTACCGGAGAGAGCAATACTCTCTTTTATCCAATAACCTCCACTTAATGCATTCTTTATTCGAATATCATCTATATATTCCACCAAGCAAATTATGTCTGCCTGTTGTTCTAATATTCTATTATATACAAATGGCTTAACGAGAACCTTATTTGTCATCTTATGTATATTCCATTCTAATAATTTCATATTTGCTTGTCTCCTACACAAATCACTATTTGTTTTTTGAATATACCCAAAATAAAATGCTATCTGTTAGTCTCAAACAAAATAGCGCATCTTCAATTGTTGGTGATTCAATAGTATTCTCATTCCTATGGGTCCCGTAATCAGACATCATAGAGTAAATCATATAAATTGCTTTGGTCTTTGTCAGCTTTCCGTCTTTATTTTCATTGAAAAAATCTGCTAAATCCTCTTTTTTCAGGTCTGACTTAAGAGCCCTATCTAAGTCAGCAACCGTTGCAGTTGCACTGTCTCCGCTGGTGTTAAAGACACCTCTCATCCACTTTGCGAAATTTTCAGTCCCCTTATATTTTGAAAATATACTTACAATACTTGTCCTACATGATTCAATACAAGCTCCTGAATGCCCCTGTGTATAAGCATCAATAGCAGATTTGTAAGCATCATATACTTCTTTATGGTTATTTTTTATCCATGACTCAACAGAAAACATCTCACTTACTCTGGAAAAGTCGCTTTCCATACAAGCAGAAACTTTAACTTTATCAAATTCAATGGCTATACTTAACCCTAAAATTTCGTATAGTTTAGCTAGCTCTTCAAAATCTTCATCGCTATCTTCAGAAATCCATCTTACATTGAAGGATTTAGTTATTTCTTTTAGCAGATTGATAATATCTTCATGCCTATTTTCCTTATACAAATCCGAGAAAATACTATCTAAACCTAGAAACACATCGTATTCCTCGTTATTATTCTCAAATTTGTGCGCATAGCCTTGATTGTAGAAATACGGCACTAGGTAATCCATATATTTTTCATAAAGATCATTAAGTCCAACGCATTTTAATCTAGCCTTAAATTCTGAATTTTTCCTTATAAAAAAGCCTGGCCTGCTAAGAATTTCCGCAATTTTTGAAAGAATTATTTCCTTATCATTCATTTTTTCACCCCATTAATGTTTAATACTTTTTCAAAGCAGGTAGCACCATCTCCAAATACTCCTGCCAATAATCATTATCCCCTTCCATGTCATGAAGCCAATAGTACATTAACAGTATTTCAAATTCTTGCTTTCTTCCTTTTGTGAAGGATTTTTTCGGCATCTTTCTATATAGGGAATCGAGATTAAAAAGATTACTTTTTTGCTTGTAATCATAATCGTACTTTCTCCAAGTATATTGACTCTTCTTTCTATGCGTTGATGGCCAAACATCCTCGTTTTCAAAAAAACTATTTACCCAACCATAAGCAAAGGCAAGCAGATTAACCTGATACTTTGCCCATGTCTTGTCGATCCAATCAGTTATTTCTTCTGATATCGATGGTATTCCGAAATTAAACCTTTGCTCGCTTTCAACTCTATGATAGTCTTTAATAAAAAGAAAAAGCATCTCTGTTTGGTCTTTAAGAAATGGTAACTTTTTAATGAGCTGGGAATAGCAATCATAGGAAGCATTTCTAAATTCACTATCAGTACTATACAGAAAGAAGAACTCATTCTCCTTCATAATGTTTCCGATGTATCTGTGCACTTGCTTCCCGTATTCATTGTAAATACCAACAACCCATTCTCGAACTTCAGAATCATACTCCCTAAGCTGCTTCCGATACTTCTCTAGCTTTTCATTATGGAGTACTGTTTTTTCTTCAGCTTCCGTAATATTCAGATAGTTGTTAAAATACTCGAATACATAATCAACACAGATTTTCATATTTTGTGCACGTGCATCAATGTCAAATTCATTGAGTTTATCTTCCTTTTTTCTTCGTGCAATGTATTCCTCAATACTTAGCATTTAAACCACCTCAAGCTTTTTCGCTCTCATGGAGCAAACATATCACCCTCACAACTCACGTATTCTTTCCGTAATCATGGCTTTTCTTGCTTCATAAAACTTTTCGAAGTCCTCAATTTCAAGTGATGCATTTCCGTTATTTCTACATAACATTAATTTTACCAATATTTAATACGCACTTTGATACAATGTGCTTGTTTTACTACTATCTGATTTTTTTAAATTACAATCTTGACATGATAATTGAATGTTACACACGTCATTTATTCCGCCCTCATTTAATGATACAATATGATCAAAATGTTTTTCATTATCTTCTAACAATGAATATAATCCAGTTAAATCCCTTTTACAGAAAACACAACGACCTTTGTCCCTAAACAGTGCTGCACGCTTTACCCATTCTGGAATATACACTCTTTTTCTTGGGTTGTCCTCAAATGCAACAGCCTGCTGATTATTAAATCTTAGTAGGAAATCTCTGTTTTGAAACAAGATATATTCGACTTCAATGGCAATATCATATATGACACCATCAAACATCCCATCTTCATATCTATTAAGGTATTCTATATATTCATTGTATGTTTCCAGATAATCCTCATGGTCAACTTTAAAATCATTGCTCAAAGAAATGTCTGTCCCTCTATATTTTAGAATAGCTTGATTTATCCAAGAGATAGGATTAAACTCCACAATTTCTCCTGAATTTGCTATATGATTTGCCTGCTCATAAAAAACCCTTTCAATAAGCCATGAACAATATTCCCTCAATACAGATACTTTCGGAAACTCTTCTGGCTCTATTTCAAACTGCCGTTCCGTAAATTCAGCATTAGTGGTAACGTATTCAAACTTCCCCATACTTTCATTAGCAAGATGACAAAAATAGTACACATTAAAAAATTTTATATCTATAGTTATCATCGCTACACCTCTTCGTTATAAAAACTTGATTTGTATTTCAATAACGTATCTTCAACTTCATGCCAGATTGTTACCGTTTCACCGTCATCCTCAAATACTTTACCGTGGCTCTTAGGCCCATCCAACTTCATCTGTGAGTAATTATTCTTAAAAGTCGGCACGTACAATTCCGGGTTGTTTTCGTCACTGCATAAGCGTTCCATCATGTCTATAGTAGCACGACCTGTGGTAGCCACTGCCTTAAAATAAGCACGGATGATTTTATGGTTATATTGATTCGGCTTAACAGCCCATACTGGGATTCGTTGATTTGCTTTTCCGTAAAAATCCTTGTTTGTATCCTCATTCTGTCTTGCTACTGTCTTTGGGTTATAGACTTGTGATGCTTTTTCAAAAGTTTTTGCAATATACCAACGCATACAACTTTCCACTGCGGTGTCTTGTGTTTCATTAGTTAAATTCAATGCGATGCGGAACTTCTCATATACATCTGCATCCACTGTAAAGGTAACGCTCTTATTCACCGTTTACACCTCCGCTAATTACTCTATTACAAATTATACCACTGATTTGTAATTTGTAAATACTAATCAACTAATTTGTATTGACTCATCAACAGGAACACGAAAAACACCCTGCATTTCAGCAAGGTGTTAGATTCTAATAACATTTTGCTATTCAATTTTCAATGTCTATACTAATGGCTGACTTAAATTCCACCTCAATCCTGTCATCGTGGACCGTAACTTTTTCAATAAGCCGCCTTACTAACTGCTCATCATATTCCTCCAGCTCGCAGGATTGCTCATTCAAGAAATCAGTCATTTCAGCGATTCGTTGCCTTTTTCCTTCACGCTCTGCATTTTCAACAAGTGCATTTTGCTTCAATTCTCGAAGGCGGTAGATTTCATCAGCCACATCTTCATAGTCATTCTTGGATTTTGCTTGGATAAGAAGCTGTTGTTGTAATTCTTCCAATTTGCTATCAATATCATTGGTGGCATTATCATTTTCTTCACTAAGTATAGTAGTTATGTTTTTCTGCAACGCCTGGATGAAGGGTTCTTTGTTAGCCAAAAGTTCGTTAATAGCCTTAACTACTGCTGTCTGCAATGTTTCCTCGTTTATGGTAGGGGCAGTGCATTCAGAATCCTTCTCCTCCAGACGGCTGACGCATCTCCAAACAATAGACTTGTAACCTCGGTTATTCCAGTGTACCCGGCGGTAAATATCACCGCACTGTCCACAGTAAACAATACTCGATAAAGCATACTTACTACTATAGACCCGCTTTTTACCGTCCTTGCCCCCGCGAAGATTTGCTCTTCGAACCATCTCTTCTTGAACCTGCATAAAAAGCTCACGTGGAATGATAGGCTCATGGCTGTTTTCTACATAATACTGGGGAACGATGCCGTTATTCTTTACTCGCTTTTTAGAAAGGAAATCAACCGTATATGTTTTTTGTAGAAGGGCATCACCGATGTACTTTTCATTCTGCAGTATCTTTTTCAGTGTTTCTGGTCTCCATTTGGCTTTGCCTGCCGCTGTTAGAATACCGTCTGCTTCTAGTCCTCTTGCTATCTGTAAAAGGCTGGCTCCCTCTAGGTACTCCCTGTAAATCCGTTTAACAACCTCAGCACCCTCTGGGTCAATCACTAATTGCTTGTTTTCATCCTTGGTGTAACCAAGGAAACGCTTGTGATTGACCTGGACTTCGCCTTGCTGATATCGATACTGAATTCCCAGCTTAACGTTCTGACTTAAGGATTGACTTTCCTGTTGGGCAAGGGATGCCATGATGGTCAGCAATACTTCACCCTTAGAATCCATGGTGTTGATATTCTCTTTCTCGAAGAATACCGCTATGTTTTTATCCTTTAACTGACGGATGTATTTAAGGCAATCCAACGTGTTTCTGGCAAATCGGCTGATGGATTTTGTGATAATCATGTCAATTTTTCCTGCCATACATTCTTCAATCATGCGGTTGAACTCTTCACGCTTCTTGGTATTTGTACCTGTGATGCCGTCATCTGCAAAAATACCTGCCAGTTCCCATTCCTTGTTCTTCTTAATATATTTTGTATAATGCTCGATCTGAATTTCATAACTTGAAGCCTGCTCTTCACTATCCGTTGAAACACGACAGTAAGCAGCCACTCGTATTTTGGGTTTGCTTTCACTATTTTTATTATTTCCAACCCGTTTAATTGCCGGAATCACTGTTACATTCCTACTTACCGCCACTTGTTACACCTCACTTTCTATCAGACTGTAAGCATATTCCGCCTGCTTGTATGGATCTTCATATTTTTGCACCCGAGGTTTTACTTTGAACTTTACAGGGTAATCCCTTACCGGTTCATCTTTAGGCTCCCATATCCTTCCGAGCTTTTCTGCTCGTTTTCGTTTTTCTACTCTGGCTTTTTCAAAGGTCTCTTCATCAATAATTGGGGGGTAGAATTCATCGCCCAAGTAATGCTTGTTCTGCAACATCTTACTTGCTGTGGCATGGTAGCAGTCTATCCCAGCTTTTTTAGTAGCACCCTTCAAAGAAAGTCCTGCCAAGTATCCTGAAAATAATTCTTTTACTTGTTCTGCTGCTATTTCATCTACAACAGCCTTTCCATCTTCAATTCTATATCCATACGGTGTGTGACCCATCTAATTCACCAACCTTTCCTTCAATGCGATTCCACATTTTAATTCAAATCCCACTTCCTCTCGTGAAAAGACCATAATCTTTTCTACGTAATTTTCAAACAGTTCATCCTCATAGGCTGTAAGCATTTGGGACTTAGTTGCAAACTTAAGCAGACGGTCAACCTCTTCAACTTTTGTAAAATTCCCATTGACGGAACGAGTAAGTTGATTCTTTTCGACAAGAAGCCTTTCTCTTTCTGCTTCCAGTGAATTCTTTTCTTTATTAAACAGAGCAGGTTCCAGATATCCTTTGGCCATTAAACCCGTCAGCATCTGACTCTGCTCCATGTTGTTTTCAATCTTAGTTTCCAACTCTTCAATTCTACGAAAACTCGCTACATTATTCTGGTTACGTAACCCATTCAAAAGTGGTCTTAATATGAACTTCTGACCGTAAATGAGTTTATTCATCATCGTAACAAATGCAGTCTTTATATCGTCATCCCGTATGAACTGCATGGAACATTCCGTTATCTGGCTTATATGCTTACTGCAGCACCAAGCGATGTATTTCCTTCCAGATGAATGAATCCTTCTTTTAAAGGTACTGCCACATTCCGAGCAGATAATTTTGCTAGAGAAAGCATATCGGTTTAGATATTTGCTGTTGCGCTTTTCGATGCTTTTTTCCTTTGCTCTCTGATTGAGAACGGCATCTACGGCTTCAAAATCTTCATGGCTGATAATTGCCTCATGATGGTTTTCTACTAGATACATATCTTTCTCACCATAATTGGTGTGCCTATTAAAATGGCTGTCCGTATAAGTCTTTTGCAAAATAACATCACCAGTATATTTTTCATTAGTCAGAATCCCTCTAATCGTAGTAGCTGTCCAACGACCGCCTCTTTTTGATGGGATACCCTTTTGATTAAGATCATTTGCAACTTTCTGTGTGCCTTTGCCCGATAATACCTCTGCAAAAATATACTTCACAACTTCAGCCTGCTTGGGGTTTACTATCATTTGACCGTCATTATTTTGATAACCATATGGCGGGTAGGAAATTTTAAAGGTTCCGTTTTGAAATCGTCTTTGAATGGCCCACTTCGTATTTTCTGAAATGGAAATTGACTCACTTTCTGCAAGCCCACTTAAAATGGAGAGCATCAATTCACTTTCCATTGAACCCGTATTGATATTTTCCTTCTCAAAATAGATATGAACCCCAAGGTCTATCAGTTTTCGGACCATCTCCAAGCAGTCTGTAGTATTTCTCGCAAATCGGCTGATGGACTTTGTAATGATTAAGTCAATTCTCCCAGTTTCACAGTCTGATAACATTCTAAGCAGGTCAGAGCGTTTTTCCTTTTTCGTGCCACTGATTCCCTCGTCATAATATAAGCCTGCATATTCCCATTCTGGATTCGCCTTTATATAAGTCTCATAATGAGCCTTTTGTGTTTGCAGGCTGACTAGTTGTTCATCACTATCTGTAGAAACTCGACAGTAGGCAACTACTCGTGTTTTTGGCTTAATAAAAGTATTAGCTGGATTTCCTTCTATTTTCGTTATCTTTTTCATCCTCTCACCTCCTTCTTGGTAGGTCACATATTACCTCTGAAACCCTTATATATCAACGGCTTCAGGGCATTATCTCAGCTAAAAAGGGGTAGAATGTTTGGCGGTTTAATGCGTCTATTTTGTTGAATTCCACTTCAGTTATTAAGCCTTTTTCGAGCATCTTTCTCAGCAATTTTTCTGCTTGGATATAATCAAACTCACGTTGTAACTGTTCCTGTGATACTCTCTTAAGTACGGTGGTGCTTTTGTCTACAACCTCATCCGAGATCTTCGTAACTTTTTTATCCTCGTGCTGATTCACTAAGAATCACCTCCTACCTAATAGCCGTGGGAACAGGTCGAAGTTGAGGATTTGTAAAATTTAATTTGAATCAGAGCATAAAAAAAAGAGCCTGCAAGGGAAGAACCCCTACAGGCTAGATAATCTAACAGTTTAATATTTTATTTAGGAATCTCGATGATTTTTAACTCGCTCCATTTGATTAATCATACTTAATAAATGCATCAGTAAAGCCTGCTTTTTTAGCTTTGGCAAGCTGTGCCTCAGCATTTGTTTTGACAGAGTATGCACCAATTTGTACACGGTAATATTTCTTTTTCACTGATTCTGCTGGTTTATTTTCTTCACTTAGTAGTCTCTTCACATCTGCTCGGAAGGTACCCATATTCTTTCCATGCTTAGGAAACCAGTGCATCACATCTGCATGGTTACTAGCGATGCCTAGTTTATAACCTTCACTGTGACAGATAATATCCTTATCGCTAAACCCATAGAGTTTGCAAAGATATACACAAAGCTCCAAGGCTTCCTTGTAAACAGCAGAAAAATACGAGGCATCGGTCAAACCGTCCTCGCAAATTTCAAATCCAATATGAGAATTGTTTGCAGTTCCTCCAGCATGCCAACCTCGGTGATTCCAAGGCAATGTTTGATAGGTTGCAATGGAACCATCTGCTAATTTACCAATAAAGGCATGGACACATACTTGACGGCCTCCAGGTTTGTCTTGATTCCAATGGTTGTTATATTGGTTCTTTCCTAGCAAGCCATCGTCAGGGCCAACATATCGTTTGAGCCACGGGTTGTTAGCTCCAGTTGAGTGGACCATGATGCCCTTCGGCAATATTGTTTTTCCTGCTTTGAAACAGGCATTATTTGTAAGTATTAACTTATGCAGATTCATTACGGTCACCTCACTAATCAAGAATTTGTGTCAGATGCAAGAGCCACAGGGTATAGATGATAGGTAAACTTCAAATCACAAAAAGCATTCGCCGATGTTCCATCACTTCCCATACTGATATACAATCCATAACCAGAAGGCACCCGGCTTTGACGCATTTGAATATGAATATGCAACCCAGCGTTTGAACTATCAGCACCTATAGGTGTGCTACGTGAGATTCTGGTAAAGTTCACTTCATCATTTGATATATATAAGTCTAGTTCTTTTTCACTTGTATCCGATTGGCGGCAAAGGGTAACTAAATGACAATCATAAGCTGTTGGATAAAGCAATCCACCCTGCCCGCCTATAACCACGCTACCAATTGGCAATAATGTGTACAAAGGTCCTCGAACGCTGTTAATACCGCCCCCGCCTGTAGCATTACCGCTCAAAACATATCTCAAATAGCTTGCCCTAGTAAATGCGTTGATAGTAGATGTTGCGGTAGAGGTAAGGGGCAATGGTGTCGTAGCATTTTCCGCTCTTTCCAATATGAATAGACTCTCACCAGAAGGAATAGTAGCATCACCAATGGAGAAAACTCGACTCGTCCAATAGGCTGTGCTTGCTGGGTTTGGTGATGTTCCTGACCCATATGCAATGTTCGCTACATCTTGAATACCCCTTATGGCTTCGGCAAGTTTCTTGACAGTATTGCGGAGAGTGCCTTGGATTAACACCTGCACATTGTTTGTTGTCGGACTGCCCAAGGATGTAACAAATGTATAGGTTACCGTGCCAAGTACTACGTTATTGCCGCTATTTATGCTCGTAAATGTGATGGATGCTCTCCGGCTTACCATATCCGGTGCAGTAGCAGTTTCTATCGGATGCAAATGATTAAGGATAATACCAGTCCGAGTGTATAGAGTATCTCTCATATCCTCGATTAGACCATGTGTGGTATTTAGCAAATTATAGTTATCATTTAACAGACTGTGTGTTGTATTTAAAATTGCATAGTTATCATTGACTAAACCATAGGTATCATTTAATCTGCCATGTGTGGTGTTTAGCAAATCATAGTTATTATTTAAAAGGCTGTAGATAAGGTTTAATAGATTATATGTTTCATTAATATCTAGTTCAGCTAATGCAGAAAGAACCTGATTAAGCCATTCCTGTGCAGGAGGTTCGGGCGGCTCGGCAATTCCGTCAACAAGAGCATCCTCAACAATGGTTAGTATCTGAATGCTTTTTCCGACCACCTCTCCATAAGTGACCCTTATTTCTAGACGACCGACACCGACAATAGATGTATCCGTTGCGCTAGGCGACCATGTAAGAACTCCGTCAGCATAGCTCGTGATCACTGGATAAGCATTACCATCCGGTCTTTTGTAAATTGCATTTAACGAGGCACTGGGGTATTTTTCTTCCAATAAGCTAGATACATCAAATTCAATATTTCGATAGTGATGCTCACCTCGACGACCGATGGACACCGTTACTGCTTTCGTTATGTCAATCATACTTCATCACCTGGCTTACGGGGTTCTTCATCACGTCCATGTAACTGCTGTAGAACTGATTTTAGTTTCTCTGGGATGGGTAGTCCAATATGTCCGGCATTCTCCAAAATGGATACTCCTTCATTACTCAGGTAGAAAAAGATTACTGCTGTGCGTAAGGCTCCACTATTGTCTCCAATGCTACCTAAAATTTGTGTATCGATAATATGAGCAATACCTACCATTGCAAAGATAAACACCTTTTTGAAAATTCCCTTAGCACCAATGTCACTGCACAGCTTTTTATTCACAATGGCACAAAGCACTCCCGTCACATAATCGATGACAACAAAGGCAACCAACGCATAAAGAAATCCATCATAACCTCCGAGAAACCATCCAAGAAATCCACCTACAGCGGCAATAGCCAGCTGTATCCAATTCCAAATCTCTTTCATTAATAGACACCTCCATTTCGTGTGTTTCCATATAGAAAAGCGCCCCTGCAAATGACAAGAGCGCTGAATGTTACCTTTACATTATTTGAATTAGATCATGTATTTGTTGCATCACATCCGCTTTTGGTCGTCCTGTACCGATAGGTAGCCATGTGACAGGTGGTATATCGAATGTCTGGGAAGAATCAAAGCTATTAACCATTAAAATAATCGAATCAATAGCCTTGCGTATTTCAACGATATGAAATGGCCAATTCTTAATAGTGGTCTTTCCTGCAATGATCTCCTCTTTCCAAGTCATAGGGGATAGATTGTAATAGCTACGCACCCTATTTACAGCAGTTCGAATCGTCTGAATATGTGCTGCCTTTACATGCGTCACATTTGGAGTAATGATTTCAAAAGGTAATGCCAATATCGTAAAAGTACGAACAACTTCTATACTTGCTGATTCGATATCACTGTCAAGACAACGGAAGGTAACCGTATGATTACCTGCAGAAAGCGGTTCAGCTTGGTAAATTGTCTTGACCCCATTACCAAGATAGCCGCTTACAGAAAACCGCTCAGGATTGTCTAAGCTGTTTTGCCATGAACCAGAGTCAATCCTTACCTCCACTATTTGTGTTTGTCCATCCGGTTCAATTCCTGTTGTGATCATAAAACGTGGTGTAGCATTATAAGTAAAATTGCCAGACATTGGACAGTCCACTATCGGTGCTACAGGCGGGCTGTTTTTCTTTACCGCGTTACTAACAACATAGGCAGACACTGCATCAAGCGCATCTGTGACGCTGATTCGATAACGAGTATATCTACCGGCAACCTGTGAGGCATTTACCTGAAGAGTGCCTGAAGTCGCATTGGAAATAACTGTCGTCAGTGCTTCATAAGCAGACCAATTTAGTCCATCTATCGAAGTGGCCTGTTGAATAACATATTGCTTGATGGAGCTGGTTCCAGGTACCGTTCCACTCCACGAAAGGTTTATTGTATTTACTTCATAGATAGGAGGATTTGCGGTAAAAGAAGTCGGCGGTATTGGTAGTATGTTTTTACGAACAGTATTACTGGTAATAGTCCAGCCTGAGTAAAAATCCTCTCCAGCTGTACCACGGGTTCTTATTCGGAACCGACGATAATGACCACGTGTAGCAGGTGGACTGACATTTAAAATACTGCTTGTTGCAGAAGTATTGACTATCGCCAATGCCAACCAAGCACCCCAATTGCTATTATCTGGCGAATCACTATATTGTATTTCGTAGGAAGTGATGGGATTACCTGCGCCACCAGCTGCTCCACTCCACGAAAGAGTAACGTTTCCTTCTGATAAAGTTGCACTTACCGTGCAGGCAGTCGGTGCTGAACAGGCAGTGATGTTGCAATAAATGCTATTACTGACTTTTTCTATTGAGTAAACATCAAATGTGTCAATTGTCCAAATACCAAATTGTGTATATGTTCCTGGGGTCCTCGATACAATTGGGTGATAGCTACCACCGCTTGCCGCCAATATCAAAGTGGTCAACACATTCCACGCACTCCATGTGCTGTTATCTGTGGATGTGCGACTGGCAATTTGATACCCCTTAATGGGACTCGTACCGCTTGATGCTCCACTCCAAGTAAGTGTGATAGTCTCATCGCTATATGCTGCCGGGGAGGCAACAGCAGTCGTCGCTGGCTTTGGCACCGTATTTCTGCGGACAATGTTTGTGGATACTTTCCAGCTAGAGTAATAACTAGCTCCTGCTGTACCACGCGTCCGTACCCGAAACCTTCGAAAATTACCTCGCGTGGAGGGTGGTGCAACTGATACACTGCTACTTGATGCTGTGGTGGTCACCGTGGTCAGAGCAGTCCATGCTCCCCACGTGACGTTATCAGCAGAGTCACTATATTGAATCTCGTAACTGGAAATCGAATTATTGATGCCCCCAGAAGCTCCACTCCATGAAAGAGTCACATTGCCTTCCGCAAGTACTGGAGAAACCGTACAAGATGTCGGTGCTCCACAAGCTGTAGTAAGCAATGGAGAACTTAATACCGTATAGCTCGAATTAGTAATTACCCCAGAGGATAATGGCAAACGTCCGTCAGATACCACTTTGAATGTGACTGGCTGCGTTGCATTACCTGTAGTAGAAGCACAAGTCACCGAAACATACCTGAGCCTTGGTGTAGTTCCGTCCCAGTTATCTCCATCCGCCGCTTTAATACGTACTTGTGAAGAAGATCCATTTACAGTCATAGTGCAAAGCAGTGCATAACCACTATGAATGAAAGAACCTGATGATCCCAACGCAGCGGATATGGTGAAGTTGTATGTCATTTGGCTATTGTTAGGACGGCTTTTAGTATAAGTAATCGTGTAATGAACGGTCGGACTAGAACCCGCCTGCAGAGTTATGCCGTTAATATCCGCCACTTTCATTCACCTCCTATTCATAAACAGCCGAAACTAGCGAGTTTACCAATCCGCAAAGACTAGTATTCAATCGTGTATCTATAATGTTATTTACTGAAATCGATGTAGCAGCCGAAGGTACTAGAACATCAGCAATACCTAGTTCATAGACATCGCTTGTTCTTGTCAACTCCGAAGCTATGGGCGATGCCGTTGGAGTACCAGTAACAATGGCGAGCTGAATGCTTCTCGTAATTTGACTTAAACGAACCACAACCCTGTCTATGCGAGGATTGCTCCCATCTGCTGTAGCAAGGGGTTTATTTAATACATCCGTATTTTCATATCGATAACCATTAATCCATGCACTGCCCGGTGCTATGGTTACTGCTAATCCAATCCCAGGAGATACCAGTAAGTTTGTTGGTGTCGCATAAAATACACCATTCGAGACAAGGCTTCCAAAATATGCAGCGAAATCTGTTGCGTCATAGATTCTATCTCCATCAGATGAGTTGAAAAATCCACTTTTCTCCATAAACTATTCCCTCCTTACTAAACGGTTTTTGTGTACTCTATAACTACATAGCCTGTATATGCAGTTCTATCATTGCCTGGTTCGACTACAATGTCGGTCATATTCACGAAGAGTCCGATTTGAGATGCAAAGTTGTTGTAACGAGCAAGGGGCAGTGGCAAGAAAACACTCCCATTCGTGACAAAACCGGTTAAACTGACAACAGTGCTGAGGTTTGCTATACCATGAGGTACATGTTTTGGTGTTGTATCCGTAAGCGAACCGAGATTTATCTCTTTACGATAAATCGTCTTGCCATCTATCCATAGCCGCCCTGTGTTTTGTTCTGTAGTTGAGTAGTCGCTAAAGGAAGAAGCCAGTTTAGTGGCTGTAATTGTACGGTCTGCAATTTTCAAGCCAGTGACTGCTCCATTGGCAATCCTTGCAGTAGTTACAGGTTCGTTATTGATATTAAGCCAGTTTGCTTGACCAGAAGGGTTGTTAAATACGAAAACAGAAATCACATAAAATGTCATGGTATTACGAGAAATAAAGAAACCCATTGCCCGCTGATAGCCATTCCCCGTGTTATCCCCGTTATGCTTTACCAAAAAGACATGACCGTCATCACTTGGCTGGTCACTAAACTTATTGCCACTCCATGAGGTGAAATAAAAGGCATCCCCAGAGTTCATATGATACAACGCATATTGTCCAATGGATATAGTACCTCCACCCACATTAATTTCGAGTGCTGGTAGTTTACCATACAGATTATTGATAGTAGATGCTACGCTGTCTCCTTGAATCTCTGAATCTACCTCAGTCAAGTCACCTAAGGTTTCCTCCACAATTCCCAACGTTTCCTCCACGGTCCCTATAGCCTGTGCAATTTCGGATATGCCCATTGGAGCCAATATCGCTGTTTTAACCTCGCTTAAGTCAGAGCGGATTTTTTGTGCTATCGTTAACTCCGCTTTTCCAAACACTACACTGATGCTCTGACCGTCTGCGTCATAGGTTTCCTCGACTTCGGTGATACGTGTCGTCATGGATACACCCCACGCTTTGGAAATAACTTTGACGGTCTGCCCAAGATCGAAGTCTATCTTATATGTTAAATTGCCGTGTGGATTGACTGATGTATCAAATGAATAGCGTATTGCCTGCTCACTAAGCTTACTTTGACCTCGAAAGATTAGTGTATCAATGTAATCCGAACCAAAGTCTTCCGCCCGCAAATCCTTAGCATCCACAAAAATCTCATGTCTTGTCTCACCTGAGCCACTTGTAATGGCAACAAAGGTACGCTCTGTACCTTCTCCTTCGCCAGCAACAAGGGCAGTGTTGGCATAATCTCCAGCACTTATTGTATAAATCTGTTCCGTGAGGTTCTCATATTCCTTAGAAAATACAGCTTGTGATTCCGTTCCCATATATAACGCTACGGTAAAAACCCCTGTAGTAGGAGTGAACACAGTCTTAATGCCAACATCCGATGCAACACATAGTTCCGTCACAGCATCCATCAAATTTCGATACGATACCTGTGTGCTGATAGGAACATTAAAGTTTGGAGCAGAAAAGGATATGTTCGCAATCTTCCTTGCTACATCAGAAGGATTGATAAGATTATTATTTAAAAGTTGCTCAACACAAGTAGAAATATCACCAGACAATTTCTCCGTTTGCCAAACAATGCGGCGGGAGAGGAAGGAAGTTGCAAACCGACCACTTGCAGTAATAATTTCATGCTCGGTTTGAAAAAGTTCCAGATGTTCGATGATCCCGACTTCCTCATCATCATTTTTCCAGATGATATTCCCTTCCTTTAATAGTTCTGTATTTTCCAAAGTTGCAATCGCTTTTAACTCAAATGAGCCACACTGGGAATAGCGTCTCGTCCAGCGTAAGTACTCGAAGGACTCCACAATGCCCACAAGATCTCGGTTTGAATTGTAGATATACAGTTCCATTTTCACACCCCCAGAAACTGCGGACGAAAGTAAATACTAACCTCTAGCAGTTCCATATTGACTGAAGCATCGTATCGTAGTGTATTAAGACCTGCCGCGAGTTGAAAGAACACCGAATTGGTATCCAACAGTGAAAAAGCATTTGTAATCGTTGACCCATTAATCTGGACCACACGCTTACCAGCGAAGTGGGTGTATACGCGAAGTTCATCCCCAGCGCTCATTGTAGTGAGAAGTCGGATATATTCTCCCGTGTCTATGTTTAATAGTTCAGGGTTCGACACAGTACCTAAGGCTCGGAATACAATCTCACATCCACAAGATACATCCCCGATATTTTCCACTGTAATGATTTGGCTAGGTTGACGCATTCCGAACTCCATCCCACTCATAGGAATTTCCAATTCAAACTCAAATAGCGGTATCCATGATGCCAGTTCCTCTCGCACCTCATTTAATGTCTCGAAGAAAGGGGATGGGCAGAGTAGACTGACAAAGAAGTTTGGTATTCGTTGCCGATTAGAAACACTAAAACCCGCCTCCTCCACCACGCAGGATATCTGTCGGTCACGGTATTGAAGGGTCCCTAGTAGCTTTGGGCTGAATATTTGAAGGAATCGTTGTCTCCTTTTAAAGGCTTCATCGGGAGTATCAGCAACAACCGTACCTTCAATCGTTATGTTTCGCATATCTAGTGTGGAGGAAATATAAAAAGCGCCATCCTGATCCGGCGCCTTGAAAGTGTTGACGGTTTGACGAATATTTCCAGTACCGTCTACCTTCGTAAGAAAGTACGGTCGGCTTTGCTTAAGCGTAATACTCTCTCCATCTCTATTGGTGTATGTTAGCTCCATTTCCGTACCTCCTTTACAATTCAAGTGCCAGTTTACGGGATAGGTTCTTAAACTCCCGTGCTAATTCTTTTTCTGATAGAGCTTTAGGTGTCACAACTGAAATATTTTGAGTGATACTTGAACCCGTGGCATTACCTTGTCCAGATACACCTCTGTAATTAAAATCAAAGCTGGTTGGTACTGCATTTTGCATATCCCTTGAAACTGCTGTCATTGCATCCTCAAAACCTACACCGATACCTTCACCCATGTTGTGGCCAATTCCAGCAAATAGAGTTGAAGGGGAGCGGATACCGAAAAAGTCTTTTATCCTCGATACAACATTTCCGAAAAACCCGGATATTTTACCCCATAACCATGCACCTGCGTCTGATATACCCTTCCACAACCCTTTAATCAAATTGCCGCCCACTTGTGCCATTTGACCGATATAGCCAGTAAAGGCCCTAACCAGTCCAGAGATAATCTGCGGTACGGCTTTTACGATCTCCACGATTATCCTTGGCAGATTTGCAATCAGTGCCACAAACAGTTGTACACCCGCTAAGATAATCTTATCGATGTTACCAATAATGGCATTGACCAGCGAGCTAACAATCTTGGGAATAGCACCTACAACAGTAGTAATAATCTGTGGCAATGCCTGTATGAGTGATATTAGAAGCCGGATACCTGCATCAATAATCAAAGGAATCGACCCAATAACAGCACTGATGATACTATCGATAATTTGCGGAATTGCTTCCACAACTGCTGTAATAATGGTAGGCAAAGCTGTGACCAGTGAGGTCAATAATTGAATACCCGCATCAATAATCTGTGGAATAGATGCAATGATAAAATCCACTATTGCTTTGATGATGACCGGTAAGGCAGAAGTAAGCTGAGGTATTGCCTCTACCAATCCCTGTGCTAACCCTATAATCAACTGCAAAGCGGCATCCAAAATGAGTGGTAGGTTATCCATCAATCCTTGGACAATCTGCATAACTGCAGAAACTGCCGCAGGGATGAGTTGTGGTAACGCTATGCCGATTCCCTCCACAAGTGCTGTTACTAATTCAATTGCTGCATTTATTAGCAGTGGAAGGTTATCAATTAATGCACCGACAATCGTCATTAGAGCACTTACCGTCGCTGGAATAAGTTCGGGTAAAAGGCTCAAAATTGTTTCCAGTACTTGCGCGAATATATTTGTAACCAATTCAAGAAGCATTGGTAGCAAGTCTGCAACCGCCGCTAATATTGCGCCTGTCGCTGTTGGCAAGGCGGCTACGATATTTTCTAAAACCGGTACAATATTAGTGACAACCGCCTCGAAAGCATCAACAAGATTCTCAGTCAGATTCGTCATATCAGCATTGGCATTACCGAGTCCAGCTGTAAATGAACCAAGTGCGGCCTGTAGTAACCCAATAGAACCGGAGATTGTCTCGGTTGATTCTTTTGCAAAGTTACCTGCATACTGCTCTGTGTTCTCAAAGAACATTTGCATTGCTACTTCGGCTTTTTCCGCTTGTGTTGCAGTATTCCAAGTGAAATCCAGACCCTTTGCGAGAGCATAGGCTTCGATGTTTGTAGCGTTCATCGCAACACCTAAGTTATCCATCATATCAAAGTTACCCTTTGCCGCCCCAGTGACTGCCTCCAATGCCGAGGACATATCAATACCCATAACAGATGCCATGTCTGCCGCACGTTGCATGGCCTTTTCAGTTAGCTCAAGACTTCTCTGTTGCTGTATACCAGAACCTTGGAATAACGCGCCCATTTTGTTGGCAGTTGCAAGGTACTCACTTTGGGAAACACCAAGATTTTTATAAGCTTCCTCACCCGTTTTCTGAATCGATGCAGCGTATGCACCAAAAACCGCTTCTGAGCCGCCCAGGTTTTGTTCCAGCTCTCCAAACTGCGTGACTACTTCTTTACCTAACTTAATAGCAGCGGCTCCGGCTGCAACTGCAACCGCACCCATCGCCACACTAATTCCCTTGAGTACACCGCCAAGCTTTTCAAACCTGCCACCAGCATCCTCTGCACTTTTACCTGAATCCTCTAACTCTTCACCGAGATTATCCGCTTCAATTGTAGACTCCTCAAGTTCACGTTCCATAAGGTTCAGTTCTGCCTGAGCCCTATTTAATTGGATCTGCCAGTTTTGGGTACGACGGTCATTTTCACCGAAAGAGGAGGAGGCATTATCAAGGGCAGCCTTAAGGGTAGAAATCTTTTCTTTCTGTGCGTCAATTTCTTTATTTAAAACGGCATTTCGAGCCGTGATCGATTGAATGGATTTATCGTTTTTATCAAATTGACTGGTTACAAGGGCCATTTCACTACCTAGTACCTTAAATGATTGATTGATTTCGGAGAGTGCCTTCTTAAATTCTCGCTCACCCTCGACACCTATTTTTAATCCAAAATTATCCGCCATCCCTTCACCTCCTCCTATATGCCTAGTGGGATAATATCGTCAATGGTCTGAGTTTTCTTTGGCTTTTCAATGCCATGCCACTGCTTATGGCAAGCCCATAAATCAAAAAACAGTCCAATTGGCAGAAGCCAGAATTCCTCTGCCTCCATGCCCATCTGGACTGTTCCATAATAAAGAAGCCGGGTAAAGACCTCAGCGTCCGTTACCCGACTTCCACGTTTTTTGGAGTTTCCTCCTCACTTTCCACATTTCTCTTTGTACCTTTGAACATTGCCTCGGTAATTGCAGTTTTATATGCCGCTAAGTCAAGCGGTGAAGTAAGAAGCTCCACTTCTTCCTCTGTAAGCAATTCTTCTGGTGCGTTCTTATTCTTAAGATTACGAATCAAAATGGACTGGTTTGCAAGCAATGTAATTAGCCAAACAATCTCGTCCAGTGCCATCTCGAAGTTTTCTGATTTCATCAGTTTTTCTCCAAGGTTTTCAAGACCACCGTAACGACCGGCAATGGCCTTTGTTGCACGTGTAGTTAAAACCAGTTCATACTCTTTGTCACGTATGTTGATTGAGGCACTTCTATCATTATCCATGATTTCCCCTCCTATGGTTCAGGTGTATATACAGGTTCATAGACTTCAGTGAACCAGCCTGTTATGGTGGTCGATGAAACACCAGGATCACCTTCTGTAACTTCCGCTTTCCATGGGTGCTTGCCCAATCCATCCAGCTTATTCCTACGCATAACGGTTCCTTCGATGGTGGGTGTAGAAAAGGTAATGGAATCAGCCTTTGTCTGTAAGTTGGTAGCTGGTAGTCCAAACTTAACGCGATACAGCCAAAAATAGCGGTATGTTCCATTAGCCCTTTGTGCACGAAACCCTACTGCAACTGGTGTACCCACATTTTCACTGGCTGAGATTAATACTCCGTTGTCATCTGTAGAAGCACCAGTTAAATCCGCTGCAACTGTCGGACCAATGTCGTCAACACCGAGAGTGAGAGTACCACTGTTAAAGTCTTTCACAACCTCAGCCGCACCATCGTCAGCATACAGAATTGCTTCCACCAGTTCTACCGAAAGTTCAGCAGTGATGGCTTTTGCCAGCACAGAAGGTTGGGCATAAGTTTCCTCACCGTTAGCGTCCTCGGTTATTTTTGAATAGTACAGTCTATCAAGACCAATCGTTGCCATGTGTTAATCCTCCAATCTATAGTTTTTCGCCACATCGATGGCGTAATGATGATATCCAGTATCATCCTCGTGACCGATATATCTTCGTTCGGTCACAGTAAAATCTGCATTTATTAAAGCCGTTGTGAGCTGTCTTTTCCGCTCTAGGTAGTTATTTTTTGAGAACAGTGATATCCTCGCTTCCTGCACATCAAAGCCTGGACGGTTATCCGCATGAACTTCAAAAATATCCGAAAGAGGGAGAATCACGACATACTCATCTGGTGCCAAACCTGAAAAAACCCCGGTTTCCACGGGGAGCGGTATAGCGGTCACAAGTGTATTCAATTCCTCTAAGATATTCATATCTTCTCGATTTCCTCCTCCAGCTTGGCGACCATTGCATTGATGCAAGGTTTCCTAGATGCATTCCTCGCAGGCTTTAGGAAGGGTTTTGCAGGCTGACCATGTTTGCCATATTCGATAATGCTGGCAAGTTTAGCATTGCTCTCACCATCAGAGCGCGGCTCAGCAAAGCCGACTTTTACATTGAAGTTTCCGTTTCTATCCTGTTTTGCACCAGAAAGGCCCAGTGAAGATAGCAACTCACCAGTGCTTTTGGATGGATATTTCGTGTCCTTGCCAACCACCTTGCTCAAATTTCCCTTAACTTTATCCAGCACCACTTCACCGCCAACTTCCAAAACCTTAGGAAGAATCACATCGGTCTGGTCAGCTAATCGAGATACCTTTAAAAGGAATTCTTCTGGCATCTTTATATTCGCTTTTGCCATATCCATCACCTCACAGTTGGTTCTAGCTTTTCGGCTAAAACCTCGACATACATCCCTCGGTTTCTTACATCTTCAACACTTAAAATTTGATATCTGCCATCATCGCAGACGATAACCATTTCATTGGTCACCTTAAGTCCGAAGATTTTTCTAAACCTGAATAGGGAAGTTGCAGATGAAAATGATGCCATATTCGTCCATCGCTCACTGCCATGCCGATCTTCCTTGTAAGCAAGTACACTTGCGAGTATGTTGTCATCTTTTGTGGCGAAGCCTTCCTTATCCTTTGTGGGTATCGTGCAAATGATATCGATGAAGGTGTTCATCTTCCCAAAGCTCACACTAAACACCCCACTCTCGATCAAGTCGTAAAAGCAAGTTCACTGTATTCCATACTTGTTGTCCCGCCTGTACGCTATCAGCAAAGAAACCTGCCGTCGAGCCATCTCTACTTTCATAGAAATGACTCGACAACATGATCACTGCTTGTTCTGTTGTTGGAGGCATAGCATGTGTTTCATAATAGTTTTCAGGAACGTGCTGATAGCTCTGTGCATAGGAGACTGCAGCAGTGATAAATCCAATAAGGAGGGCATCATCCTGATCATGTGCTAAAATTAAGTTCGCTTTAACTTTAGGCAAGAGATTATCTGCCACTGCCATACCACCAACCTCCTTTACATTCCACCTTAGTCAGCCTCCATAAGCCCAGCTGCTTTTAGTTTGGCAAGCAGGGCATTGAAGTCCGTAACTAGACCAGCAACATCGGTGGCGGTGCTGTCTGCCTGGTTTTCAGCAACAGGAAGCCCCATAACCGAGGCCCCTTCTTTAATTTCTAAAACACCTCCGATGACAGTTTTTTCTCCGCCTTGTTCGGTATAATTCTTCGTGTTATAACTCATAAAGCACCTCCGTTAGGCTTTCTGTTGGAGTACCTTAACGGCCTCCTGTAAGATAAGCTTTCCATCAACTCGCTGAGTCGCAATAAATCCTACTTGACCTGTAACAGCATAGAGTTCATTTAATCGTTTGAATACGCGTCCTTGACGGTCTGCCACCCAGTAATAACTAAAATCACCGAATACCATAGTCTTTGCACCTGCTTCAATAGTAGGTACATAGGATGAGGTGTACAGCGGGCGGTTAAGAATCGTATCAGGTGTCCCCGCTTGGACAGAAGGTTGCCATAAGTACTGTCCGTTTCCGTCCTTTAATTTACGGATAGCTTTTATAGTGGCGTCATTCATTACGAATACTGCCTTATTTCGATACGGTGCTTTTAAGCTGTAGAATAAATCTAATACCTCATCCAAAGTGATGGCAGTGGCACTTGCCGCAGTAACCCCAACTTGACCACCACCAGTAGCATTCAGAATTCCTGTTGGCTTTCCTGTACCGTCACCTATAAAGAAGGCTTCCTCCTCCTTGTTACCAATGCGACGGGCGAATTCTCTTGTGATGTAGCTTTCGAGATTAAACACGGAATCATTTAGCAGTTCCTCAGAGACTTTGATCATCGTTGCTAGTTTATAAGCACCAATCGATACTTGACCGAAGCTGTCATCACTCTCTGGTATAGCTCCCTCTTCATCGATCCAACTTGCAGTGCCTTTGCTTGCAACAACAGGAATCTTGCGGTCACCAGAAGATGTAGTGATTACATTGGCCAACCTACGGAAGATATTTTCTTCCTCTAGGGCTTCTACAAGCGTACGCTCAAACTCATCTGGCACGAGGAATCCGCCTTCGGAATCAGTGCCAATCTTTAAAGCGTTCCTTACTTCATAGCTGACATTATCACGCATCGCATTCCAGAAAGCTTTTTTGTATTCAGCACTTGCGCGACCAGTCTTTTCCTCTCCAGTTCTAGTAGGTTCGTTCGTAATTGGGTTACTGGTTGCTTTCGACAGTTCCAAGTCGATAGATGCTTGACGTTCTAAACGCTCAATTTCCTTACCAAGAGCCACCACATCGGCTTCCATTTTTTCATAGGTTGTCGTGTCCTCAGCGGATAACAGTCCATCACCGCCACGTTTTGAATCAAGGAATGCCTTTGCTGCGTCCCATGCTTTAGCGCGTTTCTCGCGCAATTCAAGAATTTTACTCATTGTTATTTCCTCCTCTAAATTAGTGCGAAATTAAAGAAAGCCGCTTATCTAGCGACTCAATGGGTGTACCTGTTTTCTGTTTTGGTTGTTTTGGCAGTTTGCTGATAAGCGAGTTAGTAACTGCCATCCTGCTAAAGATAAGACTATCCGTCAAATCCGGTGGTTCACTTTCCATGAACATGATTTTGTCTGCAAAACCAAGTTCAATCGCTTTATTGGAATTCATCCATGACTCTGCATCCATTAGATGGGAGAGTTTTGTTCGAGAAAGACCCGTTTTTAACTCATAGGCATTAATAATGCTTTCCTTGACCTCATCCAATAGAGCCTTTGCCCGCAACATTTCCTCACTGTCACCGATAGCAATCGTTGATGGATTATGAATCATAAGCATGGAAACTGGGGACATATACACATCTCCACCCGCCATTGCAATAACGGATGCCGCACTTGCCGCAAGCCCATCAATCTTTACAGTGACTTTTCCGGTATACTCCATCAGCATGTTATAAATCTGAGCTGCTGCAAACACATCACCACCAGGGGAATTAATCCACACCGTAATATCGCCAGTGCCTGCCAGCAGTTCATCCTTAAACATCTTAGGTGTGACCTCATCGCCCCACCACGTTTCTTCGGATATCACTCCATTTAAATAGAGGGTACGTACTTCATCTGAATCTCGCACCCAGTTCCAGAACTTCCTCATTTACTGACCTCCTTCGGTTTTGGCAAACGCACCTGCGTCAGCCAGTTTCGTCATATTTCCGTTAACCAGATATAAATCGCCGCCTTCCTCAGCCGGTATCCGGTTCATATCCTCCAGTTCACGGATATCGTTGGCTGACATCCAGCCATTTTGTCGACCTGTAGCGTAGCCATTCATACGACTTTGGTAATCACCACGAAGCAGACCGTCCAAATTGAACTTGATAAACAGTGAAGTTTTCTCAGAAGGCAAAATAAGTGATTGCTGGAGACTTTGTTCCCATCGCACCACCCACGGATCGAGGGTGTACTTTACAAACTCCAACGATTGCTGCTCAATATTGGAAAAACTAGACTTCTCAAGATCACCCACCATATGAGGCGGTACTCGGAAAATCCTCGCTATCTCATTAATTTGGAATTTCCGTGTTTCAAGAAATTGCGCCTGTTCCGGCGGGATACCAATAGCTTGAAACTTCATGCCTTCTTCCAACACAGCAATTTTGTGAGCATTTCCTGTGCCTTGGTAAGCGCTATTCCAACTATCCTTGACCCTCTGTATATCTTTGATTACTCCTGGGTGTTCCAGCACACCTCCCGGATTAGCACCATTGGCAAAGAATGCCGCACCGTATTCTTCAGTAGCAAGTGACATTCCGATTGCATTTTTCGCCATAGCGATTGGGCTATAGCCAATGAGTCCATCAAAACCTAAGCCAGGTATGTGTAGAACTTCATCTTTACGGAGTGTGACATAGCCACCTTTTGGGTTTAGGCCACTTTCATCAGTATCACGATAGTAGGTATAGACCAGCTCTCCGTTTGTTACTCGACTAACTTCCATCTTGTTAGGAAGTAGGGGATAAAGTGCAACTGCCTGCCCACGACCGTTTCTGACCACCTGTGCATAGGCATTTCCCCAAAGTAAAAGATGACTCATCAGTGTTTCTCGAAACACGAATGAAGTCATCTCTGGATTTGGTTCATCATGAAGAAGGTAATACAACGGGTGGAAAGGAATCCTTTCTTTACCTCCATCAGAACGATATCTATATACATGAAGTGGCAGTCCGGCAATCGCTTCAGCTAATATCCTTACGCAGGCATACACTGCTGTTGCCTGCATTGCAGTACGTTCATTAACCATTTTGCCAGATGACGTACCGCCAAACAGGAAGGAGAACGCACTACCCACACGATTTTGCGGTTTGTCTCTTGAACGAAACAGTCCTTTTATTAGATTCATAGGCATCACCTCCGAATATAAACATTGTGCTAACCATTAAGGTTTAAAAGACAATCAAACCTCGCTCGTCATACACCGAATCTCCACTATTACCTGAGCCACAACGAATAGCACGATCAAGTGCCATGATAGTTGCCACCGCGCCATCTATTTTTTCTGTACTTTTTTCTTTATCCGGCTTCACGTTGCCCGCCGGATCAGTTTTTATAAAGATGTTGTCCATCATCCAACGAAGCACTGGATGCCCACCGTGTGCTATTCTTTCTTCTAATGTCAATTTCATCAGTTCTTTGGTTGGTGGTGACATATCTTTAAAGCCTTGACCGAAAGGAACGACAGTAAAGCCTAATCCTTCAAGGTTCTGAACCATTTGAACAGCTCCCCAACGGTCAAAAGCAATTTCTCGAATGTTATACTTTTCTCCAAGTTCCTCAATAAACCGCTCAATGTAGCCGTAATGTACTACATTGCCTTCTGTAGTTAGAATATACCCTTGCTTCTCCCAAAGATCGTATTGCACATGGTCTCTTCGGACTCGGAGGTCAATGTTGTCCTCTGGCATCCAAAAATACGGAAGAACAACGTACTTATCTGTTTCATCCTCCGGTGGAAACACCAACACAAAGGCTGTAATGTCTGTTGTAGAAGATAGGTCAAGACCTCCATAACATACCCGCCCTTCAAGACTTTCTGGAATAACTGGAAATGCACAGGCATCCCATTTTGCCATTGGCATCCAACGGACAGACTGTTTAACCCATTGATTCAAGCGCAATTGCCGGAAGCTATTTTCCTCAGCTGGGTTCTGCTTTGCACTTTCACAAGCAGCCCTTACCTTGTCAATCCCCACCGTAATTCCCAAGCTTGGATTTGCTTTCTTCCACACTTTTGGATCTGTCCAATCATCCTCTTCTTTGGCACCATAGATTACGGGATAAAAGGTAGGGTCGTATTTTCTGCCCTCAATAATATCAACCGCTTTTTGGTGTGTTTCGTAGCAGATACTCTGAGTATCCGTCCCCGCAGTGGTGATAAGAAAATACAGCGGTTGGGTCCTTGCATCCCCAGATCCTTTCGTCATAACATCAAATAGTTTCCGATTTGGCTGAGTATGAAGTTCATCAAAAACAACACCATGTATATTGAAGCCGTGTTTGGAGTAGGCTTCAGCCGACAATACCTGATAGAAGCTGTTGGTCGGCAGGTACACCAATCGCTTAGTTGAAGCAAGCAACTTTACTCGTTTATTCAGCGCTGGACACATCCGCACCATATCGGCTGCTACTTCAAATACAATTGATGCCTGCTGGCGATCTGCGGCACAACCGTATACCTCTGCTCGTTCTTCACCATCTCCACAAGTGAGGAGAAGTGCGATTGCTGCTGCAAGCTCGCTTTTTCCCATCTTTTTAGGTATTTCTATATAAGCCGTGTTAAACTGCCGGTATCCATTAGGTTTTAAGATACCGAATAAATCACGGACAATTTGCTCCTGCCAATCGATAAGTTCAAAAGGCTTACCTGCCCATAAACCTTTCGTATGGGAGAGTGCTTCGATAAAAGCTACAGCGTAATCAGCAGCATCCTCATCGTAATATGAACCATCAGCTATAAAGGCGGTCGGCTTATATTTCTTCAGTTTCCGCATAAACACCGCCCCTTTATGAAAAAGGACAAAAGAAAAGAGCCTCAATCCTATAGATGAAGCCCTACTTCTTATCCTAGTTTAATTTTATTTACTTATTTTCATCCACTTCCCCCGTCAGTATGAAATGAGCATATTCCGTTTTATGGTCTATTAAATAGACTACCAATTCATAAAACCCTCGTTCATTTGCTTCATACTGGACTCGGTTTGCATCAAACATATTTGTGACTCCACTTTCTCGGATGGAAAGGATTTGTTCTTTGATTATCTCATTCATTTATTACCTCCTCCGATTCATGTTTACTCTTCGATTCTCTTGCATAAATCCTCACCAAAGGCTACTCCAAGGGAACCACCCGAATCCCAACTGACATGAATCGTTCCTATGTCATCAACACTAGTAACCGTACCTTTAGATCCAGGCTGAAGTTTAGTATAAGGGTCGTTCATTTTAAGTAGCATCACACGTGTTCCTGGAGTGTAATAGCTTCTAAGTTGCGTTAGCATTTCTGGGTGAATGATATTCATTGTTCACTCACCTCCTGCTTGGCCGTTCCGCTTTTGAAAGCGGAGCTACCTGAAAGCTTGGAAAGGAGAATCTTTCGTTCCATCTTATATTCTGGTCCGATAAAACCAAGCCTTAGCAGGAAGCAACGGAAAGCATATTTTTCATTCTCTACTGATTTCTCGGTGGAGTTGACACGGGTCTGTTTTTTCGCCATTTCGCAAAGTGCCGTGACAAAATGGGTGTATGCCTTAACCTCCTCTGAGGAGCACTCACCTTGAAACCAAGGGAATGCTACAAATTCCTCATATACAATGATGGGAATGGAATCCGTATCAATTGCTTTCTTTATTAGAGTTGCTTTGCTCTCTACCAGTCCTTTTAGGTTCTCGAGTGCCGTATCGGTAAAATCCGCCCGTGGCATTTGAATTATCAGATTGATAGATTCTTCCGCTTTATTGGTTTCTGCCTTAGGAGGTGTTGTGTCAAATTCTTCCGAAATTGCTTTAAAGTCGTGGAGACCCAATAGATCATCAACCAGTTCCTTATTATCTGGTCCACTTAGAACTCCGTTTTTGTTAACATTGTAGTCTGCCACCTCATATGCAAATGTAGGTGCACCGAGGTATTTAACAGGAACATTCAGTTCTTGGCTGATCGCGTTAACCAGTGCTTTTCTTTTTGGTCCTGTAACATTATAGTTAATCTTCATTTTCATACCGCCTTTCTATTTTCGGTACGTACATATATCACTCTAAAAGCTGTTATTATCAAGTCATTTAGAGCATCTTTCTGTAGAAAATACTGTTCTATTAATCGGCGGTATTTTGTGTAGATAAATCAACATTTGGCAGGTCACCATATCTAAATTTCGAACCATCTCTTAAAAGAAACACACCATCCGAGTTTCCGACTTGCTCAATATACCTTTCCACAATGACATCACAGTACTTTTCATCCAGTTCAATGGTGTAGCAAATTCTATCGGTCTGCTCACAAGCAATCAGTGTACTTCCTGAACCACCAAAGGGATCAAGCACGATGCAGTTACTAAGGCTTGAGTTCATAATGGGGTATGCCACAAGTGCCACTGGTTTCATGGTTGGATGGTCGCCATTTTTCTTTGGTTTCTCAAACTCCCAGATGGTGGTCTGCTTGCGGTCTGAATACCAGAGATGCTTGCCTTTCTTTTTCCATCCAAAGAGTACTGGTTCATGCTGCCACTGATATGGGGAGCGACCGAGAACAAGGGACTGCTTTTTCCATATACAAGTACCGGAAAGATAAAATCCTGCATCGGAGAATGCTCTTCTAAAATTGAGTCCTTCCGTATCAGCATGAAATACATAAATAGATGCGTCCTTTGCCATCGCTGCTTCGGTGTTTTGAAATGCCGCAAGCAGAAAATCATAGAACGCTTCATTAGCCATATTGTCATTTTTGATTTTTCCAGCAGTGCCTTCATAGTTGACGTTATATGGAGGGTCCGTAACTACCAGATTGGCAGCTTTCCCATCCATCAAGACATCAAAGGTGTCTTTCTTTGTACTGTCTCCACAGACTAATCGATGCTGTCCAAGTAGCCAAACATCCCCTAAATGCGAAACAGCGGGCTTTTTCAGCTCGCTGTCTACATCAAAATCATCTTCTTTTATATTATCCTTAAGGGAATCCTTGAAAAGATCGTCCAACTCTCCCGGGTCAAAACCTGTCAAAGACACATCAAAGTCTGAAGCATTTAGGTCCGTGATGAGAAGTGCTAATTTGTCTTTATCCCAATCACCACTAATTTTATTTAGTGCAATGTTCAGCGCCTTCTCCTTTTGCTCATCCATTTCAACTACTACGCATTCTATCTCATCTATACCCATACTAAGCAGGACTTTTAAACGCTGATGACCTCCGATAACTCTGCCTGTAGTCTTATTCCATATAACGGGTTCTACATAACCAAACTCCTCAAGGGAGCGTTTAAGTTTCTCATATTCCGAATCACTCGGTTTTAAATCTTTCCTTGGGTTATATTCAGCGGGGATGAGTTGTTTAGTTTTAATCTTCTCTATCAACATACTTTTCCACCGCCTTTCTAAATTCACTGTATTTATTTACATCCTCCCACGGGAACAGACAACTGTTAAAGTGACCATAAGCCGCGGTGTCAGAGTAAATCACATTTCTAAGACGCAGTTTTTCAATGATGGCCGCAGGTCTTAAGTTGAAAGTTTCCTGGGCAGCAAGAGTTAATATTTCATCAGAAATAGTGCCAGTACCAAGGGTATTTACAGTAAAGGCTACTGGGTTTGCCTTACCAATGGCATAGGAAATACTCACTTCACATTTCTTGGCATAGCCACACCAAACGATATGCTTGGCAATATACCGAGCCATGTAAGCACCGCTTCGGTCAACTTTTGTTGGGTCTTTACCACAAAGAGCACCACCTCCATGAGATGCAAGCCCTCCATAGGTATCGACCATGATTTTTCTTCCAGTCAAACCCGTATCGGCAGCGGGTCCACCAAGTACGAACTGACCTGATGGATTGATGAGAATTTCTGTTTCATCATCAAAAGGGAAGTCTTCAAAGCACTGCCATAAGACATTGTTAAGGATATCTGCCTTAAGTTCTTCCTGTGTTTTATTCTTATCGTGCTGTACCGATATCACAATCGTCTTTATTCTTACTGGAGTGTCAGCTTCATATTCTACCGTTACTTGTGCTTTACCATCGGGAAGAATCCCTTTTATCAGCTTTCCTTTGCGACAATCATCCAGTCTTTTTACTATTCTGTGGGATAGTACAAGAGGGAGGGGGAGCATTTCCCTTGTTTCCTTTGTAGCATAGCCATACATAGTCCCCTGGTCTCCAGCACCTATGGAACCGTACTGTTCGTTTATTCCATTTCGTACTTCCAGTGCGGTATTCACACCAGCCGCAATATCTACACTTTGACTATGTATATATACATAAATCAAAAATTTTAGAGGGTTGTATCCAATCTCTTTTAGGACATTTCTAACAATGTATCGGATGTCGATTTTCCCGCTGCAGGAGATCTCGCCCGCCACGATAATTTTTCCTTTAGTCGCTATAATCTCGCAAGCCACCCTTGATGCCCTATCTTTACGTAGGCAAGCTTCCAAAATGCTATCTGCTATGATGTCGCATAGTTTATCAGGATGTCCAGCACATACACTTTCTGCTGTTAAATATCTCTTACTCATTACACCGTATCTCCTCATCTTTATTTTCCTCTGCGGGCAGATAGCAATCGCTCCATCACATCGTCCTGTGGGTTTAAACCAGAGTACTCTGTAGCACAGTTCTCCCTAACGATTTGATATATCTCCATCCATAGCCTGTTTGTCTGACTCATAAAGCTCTGGCTCATCGCTACATAAGGACTTTGAATTGCATTGCCGGTAGTTGGATGCTTTGCTAGAAAACCAAACTCGGTTACCGCTTCCTCACACTGTATCCATCTGGCCGCACTCATGGCATACCGTTCTAGAAGCTGTGGAAGTACCAAATGGGCACATTCTCGCTCCTCAAGCCATTTCCATGTAATTTCATAGATTTCACTCGCTTCTAAGGTTTTCCCATCCTTTTGCACTGCGGAGAGCATGGCCCTTGGCTTTGGCATTTCCTGCCCCTTCAGGTCAGCAGTATTCTTGAACTCGACGACCTCAAGCTTTCTTTTACCGGGATTTCCCTCTGCAATTTTGTCAGCAAGTGGTTTTTTCTTTTGACCGGAGCCTATACGGGCGCCGCCTCGGTTTGTTCCGTCTTTGGCCATTCACTCACCTCTTTTCATCGATGGACCTATTACCCCGTTTGAAACCGCGAATTTTCACGCGTTACCCCACGCCCGTTACACAAAGAAAAAGCTGTAGAGATTTGACTCCCCCTACCGGATTCCCCAACGGTCTCCATCTCTTGCTGTGATTGCAGAGTGGCAAGGAGTACAAAGAGCCATCAGATTACTTCTATCGTGTGTCCCACCTCTTGCAAGTGGAAGAATGTGATGCACTTCAGTTGCCGGGGTCAGCTTTCCTTGTCTTTTGCATTCCTCGCAAAGAGGATGAGCTGCAATGTAACGGTCACGTATTCTTTTCCAAGCACGACCATAACGCTTACGGGTTGCTGGATCGCGGTCATACTTTTCATACCGTGTAGCTTCCTTCTTGCTATGTTCTTCACAAAAGCGACTGTCAGTCAGCTCTGGGCAACCAGGGTAAGAGCATGGTCGCTTAGGTTTCTTTGGCATACTGCACCTCCTTTTGCCCATAGAAAAAGCCCTCGCAGGAGAAATGCTCCCGTGAAGGCTTCTGTTTATTAATATTCCATACTACTATTATATAACTTTCACTACGGACAAACAGTGTCAACCTGTGCCAATGTGTGCCAAAGTATGCCAACTTTTTATTTTGGAACCTTTAAATGTTGCAAAGCGGATGAATGGAGTCTATGCACAGTTCTCATAGAAACATTAAGGTTGACACAGATTTCTTCCCAGTTAAGAAAGTTAATGTATCGGTAGCGAAGAATCAGCTTCTCATCCACGTTTTCCATCTGGTTAATTGCTTCACGAATATCCGATTTCAGCTTTACTAATTGTTCAACCTCTTGTTGTATCTGTTGCTCCAAATCTACTATTCTAATCACATATTTTTCAAAGGGCGGGTCAGTACTCTTGGTTCGACTAACTTTTTCCTCAAGCACAGGAGATGAAACACTTCTTGATAGATCTCTTAAGTTTTGTAGCTCTTCAAGGTCGGAATTAATCAATTCATTCAGACGATAAGCCTGTTTTAAGAATTCCTTAGCTGTCATCATCGCACCACCTCCTCTTGTAACTGTTGAATTAACATGTCAGGGTTTAGAGAGGTGAGGATATTGAACAATCCAGAATGAAAGAAGCACTCAACCTCACGTTTCGTATATAAAGCAGAATCATTGCGAGGGTGTTTTGCTAATCTTTTCAGTGCAAAACGATAATCCTTGACCGCCTGTAGAATAATGGCATTCGCCAGCTTTTCAAAAGCGTCCATCATACAACTTCCCTCGCTTTCCCAAGATTTGCTTTGACTGCATTGATAAGATCGGATTGTGTCTTTTCCTTTCGTTTCAAAGCCCTCATCACATCTTCATCAATCGTACCTTTAGTAATAATGTGATGAATAACCACTGTCTCATTTTGACCTTGTCTCCAAAGTCTCGCATTTGTTTGCTGATAGAGTTCCAGACTCCAAGTAAGTCCAAACCAGATAAGCGTTGAACCACCACTTTGTAAGTTAAGGCCGTGTCCCGCAGATGCAGGATGGATAACCGCTACAGAAATATCGCCGTTGTTCCAATCCTTGATATCCTTGGAAGTCTTAATTTCTCTGACATTGAATTTTGCCTTAATACGCTCTAAATCGTGATTATACCAATAGGCAATAAGCACAGGTTTTCCGTTAGCACCTTCAATTAAATCCTCAAGAGCATCTAGCTTGCGGTCGTGGATAATATGGGGGTTTTTATCATCATCATAGATAGCACCGTTTGCCATTTGCAGGAGTTTCCCTGAAAGGACGGCTGCATTCATGGCATCTATTTCTTCATCAGCAAATTCAAGAACCATCTCTTCACGAAAGTGATCATATACGGATTGTTCTTTTTCATTTAGATACACAGGCACTTCATTGATCATGCATTTTGGCATCTTCAGAAAATCGACTGATTTCATGGAAATGGTGATATCCGAAATGAGCCGATAGATGGCATCTTCAGCACCTGGCAACGGTTTATATGAAAATACGATTTGCTGATTACGTTTATCCGGTGTAAAAAAGGAATTGCGGTAGTGAGTTATGTACCTGCCGAGTCTTTTACCCATGTCGAGAATACGAAACTCTGCCCACAAATCCATTAACCCATTACTGGAAGGTGTACCCGTAAGACCCACAATCCGTTTTGCCCTTGGTCTGACTTTTAGTAAACTTTTAAATCTTTTTGCACCATAGGATTTAAAGGATGATAGCTCATCGATTACCACCATGTCATAGTCAAAAGGGATGCCACTTTTGTTTACCAACCAGTCCACATTTTCTCTATTTATAAGATAGACACTTGCAGGTTTTCTAAGAGCCGCCAATCGCTCCTGTTCTGTGCCGATGGCTACCGAAAACTCCAGTCCTTTTAAATGCTCCCACTTATTTATCTCAGCTGGCCAAGTATCCCTTGCTACTCGAAGTGGGGCAATGACCAGAACCTTTCCAACTTCAAAACGATCAAGACATAAATCAAATATAGCCGTTAGAGTAATGACGCTTTTGCCAAGACCCATTTCTAAAAACACCGCAGCAATGGGATGCTCTAAAATGAAATTGGTTGCATAGGTCTGATATTTATGAGGATTGTATTTCACCCAGTATCCCTCCAATCTGCTTAACATCATCAATTACATAGCAAGTAAAGCCTAACTTCTGTAATTGCTTTATTCTTCTAATCTGTAACAGGCGAGGTTTCTTTCCGGGAGCCTTTAATTCCACAAATGCCATCTTCCCATATGGTAAAAGCAATAGGCGGTCTGGCATCCCATCTAAACCTGGGCTAACAAACTTCGCCGCAATGCCCCCCATCTTTTTTACCTCAGCCACCAGTTTCTTTTCTATATATTTTTCAAGCATAAATACCTCCCATATAAAAAGGCTCAGAACAAGAAAACAACTTTGACCCAATTTTCCTATACGCGCGTGTATACGTGTATGCACAGGCTACTATTACTTCTTTTTACTATTTATAAATAAATAGGATACTTCTTGTTCCACTTGTTCCGAACCGTTGATTTTCCTTATCATTACTAACTTTAGGGAAAGAACCAGTATGGGAACAAGGTAAGGTACAACTTAGCGTTGTTCCTCGACTCGGGAATAAGCTCGTTGCTTTCCGTAGACAGGAAACGTTACAACACCATTCTTGTTCCCAGTGTACTTGTTCCACTCACTGATCTTTCTCATAATGGCACCGATAGCATAGGAATCTGAAGGCTTTAGCATTGATGCCTCTTTACCAAAACACTCACACCAAATCTCCATATTGCAGACAAGGGTTCTTTTTACTGTTCCAACACGGGTGCCGCCGCCAAATTCGCTACCGCCGAGGAAATTTCTACGCTCGTACAAAGACATAGCGTCCCAATCATCCGGTAAAAGTGTATCTAGGTAGGTACGAACCAGTCCTTCTCGTTCATCTGTTTCCATGGCATCTGCCTGCTCACTGGTTGCCATGGATACATCATCACCTTCAAGGTAGAGTTTTTCGCCCTTCTCATAAAGCATCAATGCCTCTGCCCAAATCTGCTGTACTTCCTCTTTGGTCATCTGCCAAGCTTTCTTTTTGCTGTTACCGCTAATGCGGACTGGCCAGAATCTACGGTTACCCGTAATATCACGAAGAAATCCACTTTCTGCATTGGTAGAACCTACAATTACACACTGACGGGGATGACTTTCCACGTTGACACCATAACTGGCACGGTACTTATCATCAGACCTTGATATAAAAGACTTCACAACCTCCACATCGGTCTTACGCATCCCTGCAAGCTCACCCAGTTCCAGCATCCAATATCCCTGCAATTTTTCAGGACCGACTTTGTCCTTCATATCTGTAATGGTCAAACTGTCTGAAAACCAATCTCCAGCAAGTTTCGCAAAGAAGGTTGACTTACCGATGCCTTGGGGACCGTTTAGGATAAGGACGCTGTCAAACTTTGTACCCGGTCTATAAATACGGGCTACCGCCGCAACCATGGTTTTGCGAATGACTGCTTTTGTATAGGAATTATCCGTTGCACCGAAATAATCAATAAGCAGGTTTTCAACACGCCTAATGCCATCCCATTTTGGTAGTGAATCCAGATACTCCTTAACAGGGTGGTAGGCTCGTTCAGCCGCTACCGCTAACACAGCATCCTTGGTCTTGGTAGGAGAATAGACTCCGTATTTGCTGCTTAAGTACACCTTAAGAAGGGCATTGTCCGAATCATTCCAACCAGCCTTAATCTGTTCCCAAGGCAGACCACCTTTAGCATCGATACCATCACGGTGGCAGTTGAAAGCGATATGCTGTAAATCCTCATCATGCCTAATAACCAGGACGATGTTGTCTAAAGTGTCTTTTATCCGGCCTTGCTTATCTAGTTCCAAACCTGTCTGCCAATCCTCTTCACTAAACTCCTCTTCAGCCTGAGCCTGTCTTTCCTTAGCAAATTCAGCTTTTACCGCTTCATCTTTTATGGCAAACTCGCACATTGCCACAAAAGACGGCATCCTGCCAGGAGCCGTAGTAGTGGAAGCTCTATCATCTAAAGAGCCGAATTTATGAATACGAACAAGGTCAAAAGCATTGAGGAGCAGGCCGCTTGCTGGGTCGGTGGCATGGTGGCTGTATGCGAATTTATCATCATAGATAATTACACCCGCACTACTGTCAGCTGGAATATAGTCATAGCGCCCTCCCATAGCAGATGGTTCATAAACTGCACCTAAAAATTTATCAATTGCTTCACGAACAGAGTAGGCACGACAGAATGTTCCTACCACACCTTCCTTTAAAAACGGATCGGCTTGTTCTTTAAGACTGCGATTAATAACTTCAGACTGCCTGCTTGATATTGGCCAAGTTGATGTATCTCGCCAGTTTTCATATTTTGCAAGATAAATATCCGGGTCAAGTAATGCTCCATCCTGCTCTTCGTAGACAAATTGACCATTAGAGGAAGTGGATGGCCAATACATAAGGCGATGGGCTTCATATGTCGTATCATCGAAAAGATCAATACCAATTTCTTTTGCCACCATACGTCCAACAGCTGCATATTCTTCTTCGCTGATCTCACGAGCAAGGGGAACGATAAGTCTGAGTCTAGGATTTTCTGGTGTGTGCTTATGAGTGGAGTAAACGCAACATTTGAAATCGAAAAGCATGCTAATTTGCTCCCAAATATCCGGCCTACCATAATCCATATCGAGGGTAAGCAAAGAACGGCACAAAACATTGCCCTTCTTTCGCCTTCCTTCTTTTAAGTGCCCTCCAACAAAGCCGCCCACATCCTTGATATCATCTTGCTGCCCTTTTTTAAGTTTCCGATATTCTTGTACTGTTTCTGTGGTCCGTTGCGTCGTCTTTACACGGGAGCAAAAATCCTCCCATGAAATATCTTTGTTTTTCCATTTCCTATCCATCCGGCTATTACCCACTGCAATTTTCATAAGCTTTCAACCTCCTCATGCTCCGGACTAAAATATCTGACCGTTTGTCTGCGTTTCTTGGCTACTTCAATCTCCCTTGCCATACCGCTTGAGATGGTATTGCCCAGCACCCACACCTCGGAGCATTTGCCCATAAGCACGATGTCCATAAATATGGCAAGCTCACGTTCCTCTGGGTTTTCATCATCCATAAACTGCGGAAACATAAGATGGGGAGCAATTGGGATACAATTACTTTCCAAGGCAAATCTACAAAAGTTACGAGCCTTTTTAATGTTTCCTTCTACATCACCGGAATAGGGAGAACAGATATATACAAGTGGCTTAAAGGCAGATTTTTTCTCTGCCTTTTCCTTTCTCATTATGTTGGTCAGTGCTTCATGGGGAGTTGGGTCATGGTATCCTTCATGGTTAAATTTGTTGATCCCCATTACACACCCTCCATTTCTATCTGAGGCAAAATACCGTCCGCCTTCATGAGTTCGTAAATGAAGAGTCTGCCTTTTTGAGTCCAATATGTATGGACCTTTGTATGCTGTTCACCGTTACTGCCAAGGTAGCTATGTGTCTTAGTACTGGTGTAGCCTTTTTCCGCATACTTCTGATATAAAAGCCAGATACCACCTTGTTTAAACTGGATGCCCTTTTTATTAAGATAGCGGTTCATCCAAATAGCTGACTTGCCGTAATCTTTGGCAATTGCTGATGTGGAAATGAGGTCTTTGCAATTTAAAACCACATCGTAATAAGAGACTTTCGGTTTCATTTCTGTAATTTGCTGATTCTGAACAGCAACCGTACCTTCAAGCACTTTATTTTGTTTCCTTACTTGAGTTAGCTGTTGATTGGCAATCTGAAGTGCCCTTGCCATGATTGCCTCTGGAGAGTTCCATCTTCTTTCTATTTCAAGAAAGTATTGACGACACTCTTTCCCTTTTGGAGTACGTTGTATCATGCATAGTTCTTTTGCCATGTCAATTGTTAACTGATGGTCTATGCTTGGTCTGCCTCCAGTACTTTCGCTCAAAAATGAGCTAAAGTCTGACCCTTCCTCAAATCCGTACTCACACATTCTTGGAAACCAATCTTTATAAGCGGTTTTTACTTCCAAGGCTTCGTGTAAATCACGACCGAGTACGGTTGCTCGTTGATTTTCATAGTTGATTTTTACTAATTCGTCCATACGAATTACCTCCTGCAATATAGTCAGAGAGGAAACCCCTCTACCTAATAGCCACAGGAGGTAATGAAAGTTGAGGATTTTGAAAAATTAATTTTGCATTCGGATTATCGTGCGGAATTTGTGTATGTTAAAATGGATTTAAAGATTGATTTAGCAGTTTTTTACTTCAACAAATGGGTCATATTGTAGAGAGGTAGGAGTGAAGAAATGAATAATTTTTTTACCGCATTAGCTTATGTAAATAAAATGATTTATGAGTCGAATCACTTAACTGTAAAGTCGGTTCAAGAAGAAAAGCAAAATTCTAAGTATGGTGCTGGTACATTTCAATTATCTTCTAAAACAGTTCGATTCAGAGTTGCGAAGATAACTCCTACCAAAGTAGGGCAGTTTGTTGCATTATGGGAAAAAGACGAAAATAATAAAAATCAACCTTACTCATATGAGGAAGCCCCAGATTTATTAGTTATAACTACCTTTAAAAATGAAAATGAGTTTGGGCAATTTATTTTTCCAAAAGAAATTCTTTTAAAACAGAACATTCTTAGGTCTACTTCAACAAAGGGGAGAATGGCAATAAGAGTTTACCCTAGCTGGGATAGTCCGAGTAGTAAACAAGCGATGAAAACTCAGAAATGGCAGTTTCCATATTTTGTTGATATGTGTAATCCGAATAAATTACCCTTAGAAAAAATAATGGAACTGTATTCTCTTTAAACCTCTGCAGTCGGGCTCATTTATGTAACAAACAAGACAGCACATACTAATCATAAAATAAGTGCTATCCTGTTTTTATTATTTAAAAGTTGAAAATCTTTTAACCTTTTTCCACACGATAATCCGAATACCAATTAATTTAGTCTTTTTGATAAAACTGACACTCATAGCCATCAGCACTAAGTAACAGGCCATTTGCCCATGTTGGTGTCCTGGCCATCTGCTCACAGATAGCGGAAAGTGGCATCCCCATATCTGCCTCGATGATAATTTCATCGTGTACATGAGCCACAATGGAACAATTCTTTAATGTCTGCATGGCATGACACAAAATGTCACGACTAATTGCCTGAACGATATTCTCTACAAATTTGGGACCGTAGCTTTCGATTCTTTCCCATTTTTTCGTCCCACCGACACCTTCATAATTAACCGACTCACCGCCGAACATATTCTCTCCCATACGAGGTTTCACATAGGCAAGCCGTCTGCCAGAAGGGAGGACAATAAAGAGCATTCCACTTTGATAGATAAATTTAATGCCGTGTGTCTCTGTAGGAGTTTTTTGTTTAACACAAGTTTTTACTGCTCGGTCAACATCCCACCACAGTTTTGTAATATTGGGATTGGACTGCCTCCAAGCCGTTACAAGAGGCTGAAGCTCCTCTTCTTCAATTCCCATCTCCAAAGCACCCATTGATTTTAATGCTCCAATAGATCCACCGTAACCGAGGGCAAGTTCAGCAATTTTTCCTTTCTGACGAAGATGACCATTCACACCATGCTTTTCAACAGGTACATTAAACATCTGAGAAGCACTGGCACAGTAGATGTCACCACCCTTTTGGAATACCTCTGTTCTCCATTTTTCGCCTGCAAGCCAGGCAATGACGCGAGCCTCAATCGCTGAAAAATCTGCCACAATGAACTTCATACCATCACGGGGTATAAAAGCAGTACGGATAAGTTCCGACAGTACTTCTGGGATTGAATCATAAAGTAAAGTAAGAGCGTCAAAATTTCCGCTTCGAACTAAAGCACGGGCCTGTTCTAAATCGAGCATATGGTTTTGGGGGAGATTTTGCAGTTGAATCAGCCTGCCAGAGAATCTGCCGGTTCTGTTGGCTCCGTAAAACTGAAACATTCCTCTTGCACGACCGTCACTACATACCGCATTCTCCATTGCTGTGTATTTTTTCACCGATGATTTCGCAAGTTGCTGACGGAGTTCCAAAACAGTGCCTAGTGGTTCAGGTGCTGTCTTTAGCATCTCAGCAACAGCTTTTTTACCAAGGGACTCTGTTTCTAACCCATTATCGGTAAGCCAGTCTTTCATTTGTTGTACAGAGTTTGGATTCTCTAAATTGGTTATATCCTGCATTGTAGCCATTAGTTTTTCACGGGAATGTTCATCCATTTCGACAGCCTGTTTTACGAAAGTCATGTCAATGGCAATGCCACGATCATTGATTTCTTGGTCGTGATGATATTCTTCCCAGATCTCCTCAGGCATCGGAAACTTAGATAATCTCTGCTGTATTGACATCTCGGCTTCCACATCACGTAGATTATAGGCTTTAAATCGCTCCCATTTATCCGCATCATGTTCTGGCAGATTGCGAACTCGACCGCCATTTGATTTAGTAGGGGAGCAAGGTGTACAGAAATATTTAATAAGGTCTTTGCCCTCTGTTAGCTTTTGTTTCTCCAAACCTAGAACTGAACCGACTCCCTCCAAAGAAAGAGGTAATCCCATATATGCCGACCATATCATGGAACATTTCCAGGACGAGGGGCCAAGATATTCAGTAAGGTTAAGCCATTTTGATAGACACACACGCTCAAACATTGCATTGAAAGCCCACTTGGTAACGGAATCATCCATAAGTGCGTTTATAATTTCACCTGGGATTTCCTCCCCACTGGCAAGGTCAACAACTTGTACTTTGCCACCGTCCACCGAATAGCCAAATAGTAGAATTTCAAAATCATCGCTCTCGGCATAACGGTAAACTCCAGACTTTTGAAGATTGGCACTACTAAATGTTTCAATATCAATAGAAATAGAATTCATGTATTACCGCCCTTTCCAATGCAAACGAGGTGGCAGAAGAACAACCTCCACCACCTCGTCTGTATTTATTCTTTATGCTAGAAAATCATCATCTTCAATAGTTGTGAAGTCATCAGCTGCATTGGTTCTTCCGCCTAAAGGCTCTCCATCTCTAATCTTCTGAATGTTGCCAAGACCACATGCAACACCCTTATTGCCATTAGAGTTAAAAGCATAGAAATTCAGGGATACTCTTGCATAACAACCACTGTAAACCTCGTTGCGATCCAAGATAGGTCTGACTGCTTTATCTACTATTTGAGGTGGAGTCTTGCTGTTGGCATTTACAAAGTAATGTCCTTTGTAAGCCTCGTCATCACGTTCTACGTCACCGTCTCGAAGTGGCAGTTTGATAGCAGCCTTATTCGGCTTTTTACCACCAAACTTTGCAAGGCCCTCTTCAATGGCTGCATCTACTGCTGCATTGATAGCATTGATGGTTTCCTTATCTGTTTTGGGAATCAATACGGATACGCTGTACTTTTCCGCTCCGCCATTGATGGATACGGGCTCCCAGCCGTGAAAGTAGCTAAGACGTGTGTTGACGCTTGTAACAACCTTAGTTCTGTTTTGATTATTCATATTCCAATTCCTCCGTTATTTCGTTAAATTCGTTTTTTACGTTTGATATATTCATAGCTGGCCGCTTATCCGAATTTGGAACCAGCGTTGGCTTGCCCGGTGGTTTATGTATGAGACCACCGAGAATTTGCTCAAATTTCTTTTTGCCCATCAGCTTCTGCATTTCCGTAAGGGTAATAAGGCTATGGCGGTAAATATCCTTATAGCCGTTTGCCTTGGCTGCTTCAGCCACAGCCTCTTCGTCCTTATATTTACGGATAGACCTACCCTCGACTACCTTAAAACCGTGCCACTCTTTCCCGTGATTAACGGCAGCATCCGTAGCATAAGCAATGATTTCATTTGCCCACTTTGAAAGGTCGGACAATTTAGAGAGAACTTCCTCAATTTCAGAGTCCGTAAGTAGGGGTGGCAGTCTAAACTCCATCTGTGCTAATTTCAGCTTTTCTTCAGCCCTTGCACGGCATTTAACAGCCGCACGACAGAATGTACACCATTCACCTGGAAGGTAGTCACCTTCGCCTTCATATGCCTTCTTCGCCTTTGGTTTCAGTTCATTTTCTGCCCAGTCTTTTAATTCCTTTACCGGGATTGTCCATGTGCTGACATTTTCCCTGCGGGGTTGGAAGATGGTCATAGAAACCTCCTCAATGTCATACAGGCTATCGTAGATTTCCAAAGCTCCAAGGGCATACAATTTCATCTGCGGATTATCCACCGCATCTACCAACACACCCATGCCGTACTTAAAATCAATTATGTGAAGATTTTTGTCACCAATGATGATGCAGTCACCAGTTCCGAACCCCTGTGGTACATAGCAGGAAAAATCAAGACGTTGTTCAATAAGTATTAACGGGTCCGTACAGCTTTGTTTCGCCAGTTCAAGCTGCTCCATTACAAATTCCACATAGGCATCGCTGTGTTCTTCCATCTCATCGGTGTTATAAGCCGAGACAGGACGCTTACTCCTCATGTGAAGTGCTTTTTTAAGTTTATGTTCACAGAGAGCATGGGCGGCGGTACCTTCAGCGGCTGCATTGGATTCGCTATTTTCAAATTCTAGTTCCAATCTTGCAGATGGTAGGCAATTCAACCACCTATGGGACCCTGATGCGGAAAGTACTGCGTGATCACTCATTCCCTAGTACCTCCGCATCTTTCAACATATCTGCATAATGTTTTGGGTCAACTTCGCTTAATTTAGAGCCACCGTATTTTTTGATGATTTCTCTCACTTGAGAAGTAAGACCGGCTTGACTCTTTTCAGCGAGTTTTGCTCTTACTTCCTCCAGAGTGATCTCCTTTTTCTTTGGCGCAGGTTCTTTTACAGGTGTAGTCGGTTCTTTTGCTTCGACAGGTTCATTGCCCGCCATTACATCGGCAACCGCTTGTATGCTGTCTGCCAAAGAGCGCATATCAGAAACCACATCAAGAAGTAGTTTGATTTTGCTCATGGTTTAATCCTCCCTCCTTAATCTCACTGATGGCGAGTTCCTGTACGGTGTCACCCGGAACAAGAATAGTCAGTTTCTGTTTATCACCAAGTAAGAAACGAAGGAAACGCTCCCTTATAGTGACATTACGACAGGAAACAATCCCGCCAGACTGTGGAGTTTTTGAAACACTGATTTTCAAGTTGTGTTTCATGTTCTTCACCTCTTTCCGAGAGCGTTTATGTGCTGCCCTCTACCTATTAGCCGTGGCAAGAGGGGAAAGTTGAGGAATCTGGAAAAACTTTTTTGAAATTCTTCTTGGCTATATCTAAACGGTGTGAAATTGCACTTTTACTAACACCCTCCCGCTCTGCATACTCTGTTACAGAAACGCCATCCAGGAATATAGCAATCAGTAACTCTGCTTGTTTTTCCTTGAGGGTCTTGCGGATAATTTCACAGAGATATTCATACTCCTCTTGTTTCTCCCGAGTCACTTCATCTGAATTGTCAGGATATAACTCAATCGTATTTTCCTTTATGTTTTTACCCTCATTATCGTCATTGGCTTTTGTGTAGCCTTTTTTTCCATTAAGTTTCTTAGGAGGGGTAGTAGTAGCTGAATGACGATCCAGTTTACGCCAGTTATTGTACTCGGGCCTGTTAAAACGCTCGTCCATAATCTCCTGTGGTGAACGACGAGTCACGGTTTCCGTATCTTCGGCACAAGATAGCCTCTCCTCATAATCTGCATCAATCATTAAGGTAAAGTCCTCGTCCGGTACCTCCAAATAGGTAGGTTTGTTGTCGTACATAATTCTAATTTTCATTTTGCATCCTTTCCGCCGGACTGCATTGGCGGCAAAGGATACAAAAATAGGTCTGTGCCTCGAAGTACACAGACCCTTTGTCCTGAAAATGAGCGCAACAAGGTAAGGTACTTCTATTGCAACGCATAACAATCCTTAACGGACTGAAACGTAACAATATGTATCCTTTGCCCTTATTGCAAATCAGGCATTTGATATTTTTATAGCTGGTAAGCGAACGAGTTTTTCTTTTTTGCTAAAAGTAAGCTTGTCTTACCATCTATTTAAATTTTATTAATTTGGGCATCTGAAATCCTCAGCTGACACTCTGCTGATACTCCGCTGATACTCCGCAAATCTTTTTCATTTTCACCACGACAAAAAACTAAGCATTCGTAAAGAAATACTTAGTATTTTTAGATTATTGATTGAAACACGCTTAGTAAATTGCTATAATAGTAAATACGCATTAATAAAAACCATCCAATAGTGCTTGGAGGGCGTTAAAAATGGCATTTAGTTATAATAAACTATGGAAACTTTTAATTGATAAAAAGATGTTGAAAAAGGATTTAATGGAAAGAACAAATTTAACTTCAACAACGTTAGCAAAAATGGGGAAAGATTTACCGGTAAGCATGGATGTGTTAGGAAGAATATGTAAAGCTCTTGAAGTTAACATAGGCGATATCGTTGACTACATCGATGATGATACTCCGAAGAAATAAAACTATTGAAGGAGGCGCAATGTATGAAAAAGTTATGCTTTGGTACTTTTGCAACAATTTTAAAGAGATGCAAGGCTAAAAGAATTTCACAAAAACGATTGTGTGGTACCATGCTGCTTTCTATTGCGCCTACCTATGATATTAGTGGAGAAGATGGTACCGTTTCAGATTTAATACTAGGTAAAAAGAATTTATCCCCTATAGTAACCGATACCGCTCCTGGTGCAGACCCTCATGCTATCTCAGATTACTTTAAGCAAAACATTCTCCAGATGTTGGATAGTAATAAGAGAAATCTAATCGTTTTAGCCTTGAAGGACATTATTGCATCTGATGACTCTATCAAGCCTGATACAGTTGTTGAATTAGTAAACAGCATGACAAAGGAAGATATCATAAAGCGTAATGCCTTTGTATTAGAGGACTTTCTTGCAGGCATCCTACTTTATACAGTGCTTAACGTCGAAAATCGAAATTGTGAAAGTAGTGTTCGCGAGATAACAAATGAATACATACAGTCCTTTGAAGATAAAAGATTAGACATAAGCCTTATTAATACATATAGTAATTTGACTCCAAAGACTGCTTACGAAATTGCGATTGATGCCCACTCCCTCGTATTGCTTGCAGAAACAGGGGGCAAATGCCAAAAGTGCGGAAGAGTTTTAGGTATAAAAAAAGAAGGCAACGACATTAACTACGCTAAGGTCGTTCGCCTTTCAGAAACTGATGAAGTGGTTCTATGTGTTGATTGTGAACGTGAAATGCAAAGTGCCTCCGAAGAAGAGAAATTGGCTTTACTCTCGGACAAGCGTGACTTGGAAAATCTTATGATGGCAAGAGATGCTACTTCACGATATGTAATAGAGAAGCAAATTGAACAAGTACTTCGGGAAGTCGATTTAATGGATGTAACCGATGATACACAGTTAAAAATCGAACCTGTTAAGGTAGAAAATAAAATTACCGAAAAACGGTTGAAAGACCGGGTGCTCGGAGATGTTCGGCAGTTATATGAAGGGGTCAACGATTCATTATATAGGCTTGCAGGAGAAAACAGTTTAAACGTTGATAAATTTGCTAGAAATGTTAGGCGGATGTATGAAGATGCAAGTGAATCACATATATCGCAAAGCGAAATTTACTATCTGCTTGTTGAAACATTGTTTGAAAAGACAGGCCGCAAATATAGAGGTGCGTGTGAGATTATAATCTCCTACTTCGTACAAAGGTGTGAGGTGTTCGATGAGATTACCAAATAAAGTAATTCCCTATACTAATAGCGTTATTGCTCTGTTCCCAGATATCTTAGAGGCATTGGCACAACAGGACATGTCCCCTAAAGAATTGTTTGAAATAACAACTTTTCGTAAAAAGGACATGGCTGATTTCCTGAGTGCTTTAAATTGCTTGTTTGCATTAGGTAAAATTGAATTAATTGAGGAAGGGAGGGTGCTTCGCTATGTTAAAGGAAATTCAGTGTGATAAATTTGCACCGGATCATCGAGTTATCCGGTTTAATTCAGGCCTAAATACAGTTTTAGGTAGCGCAGGCGGTAGCAACGCAATCGGAAAATCAACATTTCTATGGATTATAGATTATGTATTCGGCGGTGAAAGCTATTACTCCCTAACTGATGATATAAAAAAGGAAATGGGTTCGCATATCATCTATTTCACTTTCGAGTTTGATGAACAGCCATACTATTTCTATAGAAGTACGGATGATCCTAAAAACGTATATCGAAGCGATGAAGAGGGCCGATTCATTACAAAATTATCGCTAGAAGATTTTCGGAAATTTCTGTTTCAGGAATATAAAATTGAGCTTCCTGCCCTTACATTTTCAGAAATAACCGAGCGTTTTTTCCGTATCTATGGTCGTGAAAATACACTTGAAAAGTATCCGTTGCTGGTAAAACCACGTGAGCAGGATGAAAAAGCTGTAGATTTTCTATTAAAGCTATTTGGGCATTACAGAATTCTTGCTTCTATAAAAAGTATGGAGGAAGAACTCGGAATTAAATCATCACAACTTAAGTCACGTCAGCGCCAGAAAGTGGATATAGAGAAAATTGAAAGTAACCAAAAAACAATAGAGTCGTTGAGGAATAGACTTCAAAAGCTAATGAAAAATAGTGAAGAAGCTCAATTAGCATTGTTCGGATTTGACACTCAAACGTTTGAACGAATTTCAGCAATCCAAAAAGAGTTGAATATCTTTGTTCGCAAGCGTAATCGCCTCCAATCACAGCTAAATGCTATAAAGAACAATATTGCTGAAAACAAAGTCGACACCGCAAGTGAATTTGATTCCTTGGTACATTTTTTCCCAAACACTAATTTAAAGGCTTTTGAAGAGATTGAATATTTTCATAAAAAAATCAGAGAAATTCTAAGTGAAGAAATGGATGAGGAAATCGAGCGATTACAACCACTAATCGGTGAATATGACAAAGAGATTACGCGCCTTAATCGAAAAATCGAAGAATCTGGTCTTGCAAAAGAGATGTCTGAGAGGGTACTATCCCAGTGTGTTAATGTGTCTAAAAGCATCGATAAACTTGAAGAAGAAACAGCTGAGTTAATTCATCAAAAGGAACTTCAAGAAACACGAGCTGAATCGGAACAAATACTTGAACAACTGTTGTTGCAACAAACAGAAAAGTTGGAGGAAATACAAGATGACATAAATCTGCGCATGGAAATAATAAATGGCGTAGTAACTGAGAGACAGGAGACCGCTCCTCTTTTGTATATTACTCCCCAAAAGGGAATCATCTTTGAAACACCTAGCAATACAAGTGAGGGAACAGCATACAAAAGCCTTGTTGTGTACGATTTAAGCATACTTGAATTACGGCCTATCCCTGCACTTATCCATGATTCAAATATTTTAAAGCGTATCGAGGATGTTCATCTGGAACGCATATTGGAGCGTTATCAGGCTAGTAGACGTCAGGTTTTTATTGCATTTGATAAAGCTGACTCTACAACTACAAAGGCTCATAAAATTTTAGAATCGACAGCAATCTTACGCTTATCGGACGGAAATGAATTATTTGGTCGTTCGTGGAGTAAATACGAATCGAATGATTATTAACATAGGAGGATCAAAAGAAATGGCTGCAATTGATGATTTATTGCGCCAAATTCCGGACACTTCCTTGCGTAGCCGCTTGGAAGAGGAATTTGCCCGCATTTCAAAAAATAAAAAATTTGGACTTGTATTTGAGGAACATATCCCTGAATGCACTCCACTTTATGAGGTTTCTATCAAACGTGGCTCTACTGTTGCACAAAAAACAGGCCATATTAATAATGTATATACGGTGCTGAAATTAGATGGAGATACTGCCCTTTGTCGTAACAAAGCAACTGGTAATACTGAGAACATACCAATCACGGAGCTAGTTTCAGTTGCTCAATTTGGCGAGCCAATTTTCCCCACCCTCCAGCCTATTGATTCAGTTAAAAATGCACCTGATAGTAACTTATGGCATACAATCATTGAAGCAGACAATTATCATGCCCTTCAGTTACTGGAATATCTCTACCCTAAGAAGGTTGATTGTATTTATATTGACCCCCCATACAACACCGGTGCGCGGGATTGGAAATACAATAATAACTATGTTGATTCTAGTGACAACTGGCGACACAGTAAGTGGCTCTCAATGATGCAAAAGCGATTAAAGATTGCAAAAAGAATACTTGCTGATGATGGTGTTTTGATTACTACAATAGATGATAATGAATATGCGCATCTATGGGTTCTTCTTCATGAGATTTTTCCAAACCTAACTCATACTTGCGTAACCATTCAGCATAATCCCGGTGGAACTCAGGGTAAAAAATTCTCTGTAACTCACGAATATGCAATATTTTCATATTCAGCTGATAGTATTATTTACCGTAAACAGCATACTGGTGGCGATGTCTATAATCTAAGACGTTGGGGAAGTACCTCAGGTCGTTATGAAGGCGCAACATGTTTCTATCCCGTAATTTTAGACTCGAATTATAACATTATCGGTTTCGGTGATTTACTTGATAAGGAATTACATCCATCAGCACAAGTAGAACACAATGACGATGGTACCATTTATGTCTGGCCTATTGATAAAAATGGCATAGAAAAGAAATGGAGATATGGACGAGATACTGTAGAAACTGTTAGGGATCGAATGTATGTTGAAAGGCGAGGAGACCGAATAGAAGTAATTCTTCGTAGGGAAAGTGAACCACCTAAAACTGTCTGGACAGATCCGTTATGTAATGCAGAAGCCCACGGTACTGATATGATCAAGGCCATACTTGGTGGTGGCTTCTCATATCCCAAATCACTTTATGCAGTCCGCGAAGCGCTAACATTCGCAGTTTCGGGTAAGAAAGACGCATTGATTGTTGACTTCTTTGCAGGAAGTGGTACCACATTACACGCAGTAAATTTACTTAATGCTGAGGACAACGGAAACCGCCGCTGCATTTTAGTAACTAATAACGAAGTCTCAGATGATGAATCAAAAACCTTGAAAAAAAATGGCTATAAGCCCGGTGATATTGAATGGGAAAAACATGGAATATGTCGTGCTATAACTTGGCCTAGAACAAAGTATAGTATCCTTGGAAGACGTGATGATAGCTCTGTCTTAACGGGTGAGTACTTTACTACTCAGACTGTATCTGATGAAGTAGACCGTTCATTCTATCAGTTAAGTTTTGTCGATAACCCTACAGAATTAACAGCAGCTGCAAAAAAGCAAATTGTTTCTTTACTTCGAAATAAGGAAGGAAAGTCACAATTGCCGCAATCATTAGTAACCAAAGACTGTAAATTCATTGTTTCAAATAAACATACAGCATCAATTCTTTTTGATGTAAATGCAGTTGATGAGTGGTTATCTGCCATTGAAGAACAGGATCAAATATCAGACTTTTATATAGCCTCAAAATCGACTGCCATATTCAAGTCAATTAAGACACGTGTTTCAGAATTGCTAGGCCCCATTATTGTAACATCACAAGTTAAACGTCCAATGAGCGATGGTTTTCCTGCAAATGCTGAATACTTCAAGCTAGAATTCTTGGATAAAAATCTTGTTTCATTGGGCCAACAGTTCCACGAAATACTACCATTACTTTGGCTCAAATCTGGAGCTATTGGAAAGCGACCAGAAGTAAATTACAATGAAGAACCAGAGATGTTAATTCTTCCGCAAAATGGCTTTGCTATTTTAGTCGATGAAACACGGTTCGCAGAATTTGCCGAAAAGCTTTCTGAAGAGAACGGTATCCAAATGGTCTATTTTGTAACTAACTCCGAGGAAGCATTCCGTGAAATGGCTGCCGGAGTAAAAGTAAATAACACATATCAATTATATCGAGATTATATCGATAACTTTGTGTTAGGAAGCAGGAGGGATTCATAAATGAGAGATATATTATTTCCTTTTCAGGAAACAGCCCTTGGTGAACTGCATTCTGCAATTAAGGATGCTCATGCAGTATGGCGTGAAAATAAGCCTCAGATAATCTCGTTTTCCGCACCAACTGGTTCGGGAAAAACTATTATTATGACGACTCTTTTTGAAGAAATACTCTATGGTAATGAGGACAACATTGGAGATCCAGATTCAGTATTTGTTTGGCTTTCCGATTCACCAGAACTTAACGAGCAAACACGCTTAAAAATTGAAAGCAAATCAGATAAAATCCCTGTTAGGGACTTGGTAACTATTGATTCAAACTTTAGTGCCGAGTATTTCGAAGGTGGTCACGTTTATTTTCTAAATACACAAAAACTCGGTTCTGATAAGCTACTGACTTCATCATCTGATAAGCGGCAGTATTCCATATGGGAAACCCTTACTAATACTGCTAAACGGATTCCTAAAAAGTTTTATGTGGTGATAGATGAAGCACATAGGGGAACTTATACATCTGTGCAAGCAGAAAATAAGGCGCAATCTATCATGCAAAAATTCATTAAGGGTAGTGAAGATGACGGTCTTTGCGTCATGCCTTTAATTATAGGTGTGACTGCAACTCCTCAGAGATTTGATAACTTAATTGCCGGAACGACTTCAACGGTTCAAAAAGTCATCGTCCCTCCTGAGCAGGTTCGTGAGTCAGGTCTTTTGAAAGATAGAATTATTATTCACTATCCAGATATTCAATTTAATGCTGATATGACCATGTTTAAAGGGGCAATTGATAATTGGCGCAAAAAATGCACTCATTGGAAGACTTACTGTGAGCGCGAAGATGAAAAAATGATAAACCCTATTCTTGTTATTCAAGTTGATGATGGGAATGATCGTATAGCAACCCAAACCGATTTGGGGGCTTGCATCGATTTACTAGAAGAATCGCTGGGACGCAAATTACAGCCTGGAGAAGCAGTACATACTTTTAATGACCATGGCACACTTAAAGTACGTGATGTTGAAATTCAGCAAATTGAAGCATCCCGAATTCAAGAAGAAGAAAATGTGCTGATTGTGTTTTTCAAAATGAATCTTTCCACAGGTTGGGACTGCCCGCGAGCTGAAACGATGATGTCATTCCGCAGTGCCCAAGACTATACTTATATTGCTCAGTTGCTAGGACGTATGATACGTACACCTTTGGCAAGACGGATTTCTTCTGATGCTGAGCTTAATAGTGTCAGCCTATTTCTTCCATACTTTGATGAAGAAACAGTGAAGAATGTAGTTAATGCCCTGCGTGACAGTGAGGCTGCTATGCCTACCGAAACAGGCACTAGTAAAGAGCTTGTTACACTTGGACGAAACCTTGCCTATTCCGATGTATTTGAGGCAATGGATAACCTCATAACTTATCGGATAGATTCATCTCGAAAGCAGGCACCACTTAAATTATTAATACAGCTTTCACGTGCACTGACGATGGATGGTATTGACTTAGGGGCGCAGAAAGCTGTTAAAAATGCTGTTTTATCAAAAATGGATGGTGAGATTTCACGGATAAAAGAAAGTGGAGACTTTGACACTCGAGGGGCTTCAATTACTGGTTTTGCTCTCGGTACACTGATATTTGAATACGGAGACAATGCCTACTCCTTTGATGAAGAAACACAGACAATGACCATGTCCGATTTTGATATTTCCCGACATTTTGAGCAAGCTGGAAAGTTGTTGGGAGAGGGTTTACACAAGGAATATTGGATTCGTCATAGTACCCGAGACCATATTGATGTAAAAAAAGAAATCATCATTCTTACACATGATACTGATGCAATGGAAAGGATTAATGACTATGCTGAAGAAGAATTCATAACACTGTACGAAAACAACAAGCGATCCATTGCTAGACTTAGCGAGGCACGAAAGAATGTCTATGAAAGATTAACTAATGCTTCTGTACAACCGATATCTGTACCATGGATGTTACCAGATTCTATTGATTTTTCTAAACCAGATAATAGCAGTAAATTTGAGCAGCATCTTTATTGTTTAGAGGACGGCACATTTGAAACATCACTGAATCCATGGGAAAGCGGAGTTGTTACAGAAGAGCTTAACAATGGTGCTGTATGCTGGTTACGTAATCTTGACCGCAAAAAGTGGTCACTAGAAATCCCTTACGAAGTCAGCGGTGTCACCACTCCTATGTTCCCGGATTTAGTTATTGTTAGATCTGATGCACAAGGTTATGTTTTTGATATTTTAGAACCACACGATCCTAGCCGAAAAGACAATTATCCTAAGGCAGTGGGTTTAGCAAAATTCGCAGAGAAGCATTGGGATATATTTGGCAGGATTCAGCTCATTCGACTTAAAAAAGGTGTAGATGGTCGTGAACATTTCTATCGACTAGATATGGGAAAAACAACGATTAGGAATAAAGTTCGTGGCATAACATCAAACGAGGAACTGGATAGAATTTTCGATACAGATGCTGTACGAGAAGATTAAATAATACATCTATACTGTCTCCTCAACCCCAATAAAAAATCTAATCTATCAACTCGACCCTATCGTTTTCAGGGTAGTTGATATGTTTCCTCAAAGAATAAAAATGAGGGTTTCCCGACTTTAACATCCTCGGCAAAGTAGCCGTGAGCAAAGTTCAATGTCAGGAAACCCTTTATTTATCAGTGCTTTGAATAGCCTTATTTCTCCACCCGTGACATCAAGACAACACACTCCACATGTGACGTATGCGGGAACATATCCACCGGCTGCATCCACTCCAGCCGGTACTCCTTCAGCAAATACGCCACATCACGGGCCAGAGTAGAAGGATTACACGACACATACACGAACCGCTGTGGCTTCGCCTTCAGAACCGTATCCAGCAGCGCCTTATCACACCCGACACGCGGCGGGTCTACCACGATCACGTCTGGTCGATCGCCCTGCTTCACCCATTTTGGCAATAGCTCCTCCGCCTTGCCGACATAAAATTCCGCGTTCGCAATCCCGCTTTTCTCCGCATTTCGCCTAGCATCTTCAATCGCTTCCGGTATCACTTCAATCCCCCGCACCCGCTTCGCGTCCGGGGCAAGCCAAAGCGAGATCGTGCCTACGCCGCAGTACGCATCCACAACGAGTTCCTTCCCGGTCAAACCGGCCGCTTCTCTCGCTGAATTGTATAGCTTAAGCGTCTGGGCCGGGTTCAACTGAAAGAATGCGCGCGGCGACAGCGAGAATTTCACATCACCCAGCGATTCGTCAATTGTCTCCTTGCCCCATAAAGTCTCCGTTTTATCGCCAAAAATAAGCGACGTTTTTTGCTTATTAATGTTCTGATTGATGCTGGTCAGCTTCGGCAGACGCATACGCAGCTCAGTAATTATTTCTTTTTTACGCGGTAGCTTCTCTTCTGCTGTTACGAGAATAAGCTGCTGCTCGCCGGTTTCAAAGCCAACACGCGCAATAATCGTCCGGATAACTCCGGTTCGCTTGCGCTCGTTATATACTGGAATCGACAGCATCTCCAGCACTTCCCGTGCCGCCGCGATCATCTTGTTCGTCTCTGGATGCTGAATCGGACAATCGCCAATGTCGATAAGCTGGTGGCTATCCGCCGCATACAAACCAGTAATGATGCGGTCGCCCTGGGTTCCGGCTTGTAACTGGGCCTTATTGCGGTACTTCCACGGCTCCTCCATGCCGAGAATCGGGCGCAGCGGCAGTTCTCCCACATCGGTATATTTCTCAAACGCACCGCGTACGATGTCCTCTTTCGCCTTTAATTGACCTTCATAGGTCATGTGCTGCATTTGGCAGCCACCACATTCATTGTATACCGGACAGGACGGTGTTTGGCGCAAATCAGATGCCTGCTTTATTTTTTTTACTCTTCCTTCAGCGAAGGTAGGCTGCACTTTCGTGATTTTTACCTCCACGACCTCTTCAGGCAGAGCACCTGGTACGAATACAGCTTTGCGTTTATAATAGCCGATGCCTTCACCGTTGATACCAATACGCTTTATTGTCAGCAAAATCTCCTGCCCGATTTTTAACTGCACATCGATTCCCTTTTTTCCTGTGTATTTCTTATTCATTCCTTATTCATCCCTTTACGTTTCTTCCTGCTCAAAATGTCTATTTATCATACCATATCACGCCTGTTGATTATCCATAAGGTGGAA